CCTGAAAAATGCCCCGCGGGGATATTTGGAAATTGCCTTTTGGTATCCGCGGTTAGCCCCGGGGGTAAAAGTCGCTTAGAGTGGCTCTCAGGGCCTGTAATTACTATAGAGGAACTAAGTGTAAAGTAGGCTAAAAGCCTAGAGAAGTTGTCTTTACACAAGTTCTTGTATCGAAACTACAGACAAAGTCTATCGGAAGTCTTCAAAACTTAGGAGCATCATGGAACCGACCATCGGTCGAACCGTTCATTACCAGTCCTATGGGACTCCGGCGGGCGAATACCTCCCCGAACCTCGAGCTGCAATCATCACTGAGGTTCACACCGATGGTGTCGTTGGACTTTGTGTCGTCAACCCCACCGGACAGTTCTTTCATCGGTCCGTTCCGTTCTCGGAATCTCCGAAGTCGGGGCATTGGAACTGGCCGCCGATCGTCAACGACTAACGTAAACTCGGATAGGAGGAAAGCACATGGCTTCTGTACAGAATCTGTTTGACCCAACGGTGCAGAGGGCGCTTCCCCTGTCCAAAGGTGGAGATCTTCGTTTCTCAGTCATTGATGATCGAACGGATCCTCCGACGCCTTGGCCGGCTGGTACTGTTGGCATTGCTGAGATCGAAAACGGCGAAGAACTGTTGGTGTTCAACGGAGAGCTGATCGAAGGTCGTCTCGACTTCGTCCTCAATAACGAACGAACCGATTCAGTTCCGGCAACGACTACGAAGAACAAGGTTCGCTGGACTTTGCGAATTGCGTTTGCTTCGGATCCTACGACTGAGATCCCCGTTTACGAGGGTCCGATCTATCGAGGTCCTTATGGCTGATTCTGTCGAGATCCTTCCAGAGATCGTTCGGGTCAAGATTGAAGTTCCTACCGTCTCTGCTCGAGTTGAGACTCCAGAGGTCTCTGCGAACGTTGAAGAAAACAAAGTTCCTGTTGTCATTGTTCCAGGCAAGCCTGGTCCTCCGGGAAAAGACGGATCCGTTGTCGGCGGAGCAGTAATCGATGACGGAGCACCACAAGACAACCGAGTTTGGTCATCACAACAGACTCACGACCAAGATCTTGAAGTAGTGGATAGTCTCACTCCCGAAATCGATCTTATTCTGCTTTTTAATAACGCACTGGCTTAGGAGGTCATCGTGTCACTAGCATCACAGCTTGCAAATCTCGCCACCCGAGTCGGTACGGAGTTCAAAGCGGTTCGGTCTTCCATCGGCTCGCTCGCTTCTCTCTCCACAACGGAGAAGGGCACCATCGTCGGGGCCATCAACGAGATCCGGGCTGGAGTAGAAGCCGGCGGCAACATCACTGCGGACGCAATTACTGACGCAACGGTCGTTGGTAAGAATGTCTTGAAGGCAGCCAACGCCGCAGCAGCCCGTACGGCAATCGGTGCACAGTCGGCTGCCGAGGTCGACGCCAAGATCGCTGCTCTTGTGAATGGTTCCGGTGCCACGCTGGATACTCTCAAGGAGCTTGCTGACGCTCTTGGTGGGGATGCAAACTTCGCAACCACCATTTCGACCGCTCTCGGTAACCGAGTTCGGGTTGATGCGGCTCAGTCGTTCACCGAACCGCAGAAGCTGCAGGCTCGTTCGAACATCGATGTCCACAGCAAGTCTGAAATCGGAAACCCTGAGGCTGATCTAGTCGCCACGTTCGAGGCAGCTCTGGCCTAATGTCTCTTTCATCGAGGTTGACAGAAGCCTTTACTCGAGTTGGCCTAGAGGTTACGTCGCTTCGTATGCAATTGGCCAATACCGATGCCTACGCAAAGCGTTGGGAGCAGGAGATCCTTGTTCAGGCAGGAACTCGTAAAACCGGGTTCGGCACAGCACCTTTGGGTCTTTATCTTCCTCGCGGAGTCACTATTCAGGGCATTCGATATCAGCTTGAGACTCCGACGACGTCGGGAGCCACTCAAGGCGCTCTTTGGCTAAATCGAGATTACAACTATAATGCTGCTGGTGCTCAGATGAACATCGCCGCATTGAATACGGCGCAGACGATCAACAACCTCAACATTATGATCTCCGCTGGTGGTCGTTTGTCGTTTGAGGTTACCTCTATCGGGTCGGGGACCATAGGTAGCGGTTTGTATGTAGCTCTTTGGGGAGTTTATACATGACGTTTCTTCAAGGCATAGTCGATGCTAAACCTAAACTGCTTCGTATGCATAAGGCTCCAGGAGATCTTGGCGGTGTGGGTAACTCATACCGAATTGTCGAAAACATGATGTCTTCGCCAGAATCTGAGGATCCAGCCGCTTTTATCAATGACGCTTTGGTTGTTAATTATGATGCCGAGCCTTATCAAGCATTGATATACGGACAAATTCAGTGGACTGGTGGGTCTATGCCCCAGGTTAACTGTCGAATTCGTAGAAACGGATCAGATCTCGTAACTGGTGGCACTACGACCAACAGTTCATCATATGCGTATGCGTCGACGACACAAATGGTTTATCCTGGAGAATCGTTTGAGTTGTGGTGGCGAGGAGAAGGTAGCTTCTTAGTTCGTCCTACTCTAAAAGCGGGCGTAAACACATTTCTCCAAATAGAACCAATGTGATAAAGAGTTAGGAGGAAAGCGTGACAACGCGTAAGAAAACCGAGCCAGATACAAGTTCGTCGCGGCGTCGTCCAGCAACTACTCCTGAGTCACGTGAAAACCAGCTCATTGCTGCAGCTGTCGATTTGGCAGAAAAGCAGATACGAGAAGGTACGGTCTCTAGCCAGGTGCTAACGCACTATTTGAAGCTTGGTTCTACTCGTGAGAAGCTCGAACAAGAGCGACTGCGTAACGAGAACCACGTCCTCAAAGCAAAGGCTGAGGCGATGGCTTCCGCAAAGAAGGTTGAAGAGCTATATGGTCTTGCTCTCAATGCTATGCGGAGCTATGCCGGACAAGATCCTATTTCATTGGGCGAAGAGTTCGAAGATGGATAGATGTTACACCGAACTTAAGCGAATTGACGGTTTTATCGAACGTTTTCGCTATTTGGTTCTACATGGTCGAACTGGTACTGCTACGTTTGGTTTTGATAGACACATTAATCAGCATTTCTATCGATCTGCTGAGTGGCGTCAAATCAGACAACATGTAATAGCCAGAGATCTTGGATGTGACATGGGTGTTCCAGATCATGAGATCTACGACAAGATTCTTATTCATCATATGAATCCGATGACTGTTGATGACATTGTTGAGGGTAACGATTCCATCATAGACCCTGAGTATTTGATCTGTGTATCACACAAAACACATAATGCAATTCATTTTGGAGACGAAAGCCAACTTCCGAAGCTGCAAGTAGAACGTAGACCAGGGGATACAAAACTCTGGTAGAAAGAAGCGGTTATATGACACGCCAATGGCCTCTGCCCAAAGGCAGTTTTACAATCACTTCTCGTTTTGCTGGTCGAGTAAATCCTGTAACAGGTAGACCTGAAAACCATTCGGGAACCGACTTCGCAGCTCCGGATGGTACTCAGTTTTACGCTTGTGCTGGTGGCACCGTTCAGTATATTGGTGCTGCATCTGGTTACGGTCAATGGATTGTGATTGATCATCCAGACTCTGAGGGTGGTGGGTGTACCGAATACGGCCATATGTGGAATGCGTTCGCGACAAACCTTAAAGCAGGCCAACAAGTTCGTGCTGGGCAACTTATAGGTTATGTCGGATCGAATGGCGAATCCACTGGACCACATCTCCACCTCACTGTTTGGGAAAGAGGGTATGGGGGTAAGCGAATTGATCCAGAAACCTGGCTTTCGGGGGCTCCATACCCAAACGGTTCAACCGTACCGAAAGGAGACAACGTGGTAAAACGGAACCCAAACCACAGAGGCGATCCTCTATTCCTTGTGGAGCTTCTTCGAGCTTTCGGAGTTGAAACTCGAGAATTCTCCGCTTGGCGAAATCGTGGTCATGGCGATTTCAATGTTATTTGGGGCGTTGTTGCTCATCACACTGGTGGTAATAATGCCTCAGCCGGGTCTATTGCGAACGGCAGCCCGAGTCTTGCCGGACCTGTTTCTCAAATCCATTTGGATCGGAACGGTGTAGCAACAGTTGTTGCTGCCGGCATTGCTTGGCACGCTGGTATTGGGTCGTGGCCTGGTATTCAGACCAACAACGCAAATGCCGTGACAATCGGTATCGAGGCAAACTCGGATGGAGTCACTCCTTGGCCTCCGAAGATGCTCGATACATACTACAGGATCTGCGCTGCGATCTGTTGGTATCTGGGACTTCCTGCTTCTCGTGTCATAGGACACAAAGAGTGGGGTAAAGTCCAGGGTAAGTGGGATCCGGGCCTTATAAACATGGTCGATTTCCGTCGGAATGTCCAGCGCTACATCGATCATCCGCCGTTCCTACAGGCACCATCAGAACCACTCACGGAAGCAGGAGAACCAATGGCATTCTGGGAAACCAAGATTGGGAGTCTCGTTACTCCCAACAAGTCCTTCCCTCGAAAGGACTTCATTCAGCTCATCGACTACCACGCCACCTTGGCGAACCAGCAGTCGAAGAAGGCGGCCGACGCAACCGACCAGCTTCTCTCGGAGATGCGGCTTCTGCGAGAGGACATCGGTGCCCTTGCTAAGGCAATCGCTCAACGGGAAGAAGGTAAGTGATGGCAACCGGTACCGCTGGTCTCACCGTCGTTGACCAGGTCGTCCAAGACCTGCAGAACAACGAGTCGAAGACCAAGAAGAAGGCGAACACGGTAACCACCGCCATTGGTAGCGTTGCTACTTTTGTTGCGGCAGGGCTTTCTGCTCTTGTTGAGAACGGAACAAGTCTTCCAAGCTGGTTCCCGTTCCTCGTTGTCGTTGTCGGAATGATCTCAACAACGTATGGCGTCTCGAAGACAAAGAACGGCGTGACTGATTCGTTGGCCGACAGGCTCCACGATGAGATTGCTCGTCGAATCGATGAGAATCACTTCCACGACGAAGAAGTCACAACCGAGATCCCGATTCAACAGGCTCCGGTTGGAGAAGCGAATGAAACCAACGTCGACGATCTTCGAGCAATTGCGGAGAACATCGTTCGGAGTATCCGCTAGTCGAGCCGACATCAAAATGGGAGTTAGAACGAGAGGAGGTGACCCCACGTGTCCGAAAGCATCCTAGACAGTACGAAGAAGATTCTTGGTATTGGCGAGGATTACGACGCATTTGACATGGACGTGATCATGCACATCAATGGTGCATTGTCAACACTCCATCAGCTAGGACTAGGACCCGACGAGGGTTTTATGATCGAAGACAGCAGTGCAGAGTGGGGTGACCTCCTGGAAGAAGATGCTCGTCTGAATTCAATCAAGACGTACATCTACCTCAAGGTTCGAATCCTGTTTGATCCGCCGTCGACATCATTCGTATTGACCGCCTTACAAGACCAAATCAAAGAGCTTGAATGGCGGCTCAACGTTTATAGGGAAGGACGTGACCGAGTATGACGAGTTGGGCCATTGTCGCTGTCCCCGAAGACGGCGAGTCTGTGTGGAAGATCTCAAGTGAGAAAGTTCCACACATGACTATTCTGTTTCTCGGAGAACAGAGTGATCCTGAAAAGGCTCTTCACATCACACAGTATCTTCAGCATGCTGTAGAGACGAGTCTTAATAAGTTTGGCGCAACGGTTCGCAATCGGGGGATCCTCGGAGACGAAAGCGCAGACGTTCTCTTCTTTGAGGGTGAGCGTCGACTGAAGCAGGTCATGGACTTCCGTTCATTCTTGCTGGCAGATCCTGTAATCAACGAATGCTTCAACTCGACTGAGCAATTCGATGGTTGGACTCCCCATTTGACTTTGGGGTACCCTGCTCGACCGGCTCGTAAACCTGAAGGTCTTCATTCGTTGCCGCTTTATGCGGTCTACTTTGACAAGATCGCTCTTTGGGTTGACGACTATGACGGTCCGACATTCAACCTTGAGTATGAAGACGAGTACGCCATGTCTATGGACAGTCTTGCCCATCGTCAGGCTGAAGCTTCGTCTGCTTACAAGACGCCGGAGACTGCTCGGGAAGTCGTTATGCGAAATGTGCTTGCACGCAAGCAACTTCGTGAGCCCAGCAATCTCAAGCACCATGGGATTGGCGCTCGGAAGGTCGATTACAAGAACCCGATCGAAGAAGCGATCAAGAAGACCGTCGGTCCTGCAGGTGTTTCTGCTCGAGAGCTGAATAACGAAGGACGATTCTTCAAACACGCCATCTCAGGCGCTCTTCAACATGGGTCTACTGCGGATCCGAAGAAGGTCTACGTTCGAGAGAATCAGTTGGCGTTCATTCGTCATCTTGATCATGCTGTCGGTGGTCGCCCTTCGGAGCGCGAAGGTCGTGAATTCGATCTGGCTACTCGGTTGGATGGCGATTGGATCCTTTCGTCCATTAATCGGGTTTCGCACACCGCAACGGTCGAAGGTCATATTCATCCCGTCATCGATGAGTATGGTCGGATCCAGAATTACGAGATCGTGCACGATCAATTGACCGAAGACGACATGCGTTGCGCTTTGGTTCACTACGGTGTTCGTGGAATGAAGTGGGGCGTTCGTCGTAAGAGTCCGGATAGCGATGGTGGAAGCTCTGGTTCTGGAGGATCCGGAGGTTCTGGCGGCTCGGGTGGTTCTGGAGGAGGTTCTTCTTCGGGAAAGTCGAAGCTTGCTGAACGTCGGGATCGAAAAGCTGCTGAGAAGCGAGCTGCACGATCAGAAGACGCAAACGCCGCTGCCGATCTAAAGCAGAAGCTGAAGACGACCAAGTCTTCCTCGATGTCCAACCAAGAGATGCAGCAGCTCATCACTCGCTTGCAGTTGGAATCTCAACTGGCCTCTGCAATGGAGAAGAATCCGAAGACAAAGAGCGAAGGTCGAAAATTCGTCGAGAGTCTTGTCATCGACACGGCAAAAGTTGCTGTCAAGCAGGCTGTTCAAGAGGCAGCGACCAAGCAGACAAAGAGCTTCTTGAATTCACGAATTGAGGAGACCATGAATCGTCGGGCTTCGTCCCGATAAAGTACTAGGAGAAATTGCGATGGGATTGTCGAACACTGCTGTTCCTATCTATTATGGACAGTTTCGTGAATCAGTTCTGAGGGGGGAGATTCCCGTCAACCGGGAAATCGCCTTGGAGATGAATCGCATCGACGATCTCATCGCAAACCCCAACATGTACTACGATGACGAGTCAATCGAAGGATTCATTCGTTATTGCGAGAAAGAGATGACGCTTACGGATGGTTCGGATCTACATCTACTAGATTCGTTCAAGCTCTGGGCAGAGCAAATCTTCGGATGGTACTACTTCGTTGAACGAAGCGTATACGTACCCTACGAAGACTCCCACGGTGGACGGTATGTCAACCGAACCATCCGTAAACGCCTTACAACGAAGCAGTACCTTATCGTTGCACGAGGTGCAGCCAAGTCACTTTACGAATCCCTCATCCAGAGTTACTTCCTCAACGTCGATACCGCAACCACTCACCAGATCACTACCTCCCCGACAATGAAACAGTCGGAAGAAGTGATGTCTCCATTCCGGACAGCAATCACTAGAGCCAGAGGACCTCTCTTTGAGTTCCTTACTGAAGGTTCTATGCAGAACACTACTGGAAGTCGTGGGGCTCGGCAGAAGCTTGCTTCTACCAAGAAGGGTATCGAGAACTTTCTAACAGGATCCATCCTTGAAGTTCGTCCTATGGCGATCACAAAGCTTCAGGGACTCCGACCGAAAGTGTCGACAGTTGACGAATGGTTGTCTGGAGACATTCGAGAAGATGTGATCGGTGCAATTGAGCAGGGTGCTTCCAAGCTCGATGACTATCTGATCATTGCTGTGAGTTCCGAAGGAACCATTCGAAACGGTTCTGGCGATACTATCAAAATGGAACTTGCAGACATCCTCAAGGGTGAGTACGCAGCACCTCATGTTTCGATTTGGCATTACAAGTTGGACAATCTCGAAGAAGTTGCCCAACCCGAGATGTGGTTGAAAGCGAATCCGAATCTCGGCAAGACCGTGACCTACGAAACGTATCACTTGGATGTTGAACGTGCTGAGAAAGCTCCGGCTTCTCGCAATGACATCCTGGCTAAGCGTTTCGGGATCCCTATGGAAGGTTACACCTATTTCTTTACCTACGAAGAAACCATCCCACATCGTCGACAAAGTTTCTGGCGCCATCCTTGCTCGCTTGGCGCTGACCTTTCACAAGGTGATGATTTCTGTGCTTTTACCTTCTTCTTCCCTCTCCGAAACGGAAAGTTCGGAATCAAGACAAGAAGCTACATCACAGAACTGACCCTCATGAAACTTCCTGGCGCACTACGTCACAAGTATGACGAGTTTGTCAACGAAGGAAGTCTTCATGTCATGCCGGGAACTATTCTCGACATGATGGAAGTTTACGAAGACCTCGATTCTCATATTGTTGAGACTGAGTATGATGTTCGATCGTTGGGGTTTGACCCTTACAACGCCAAAGAGTTTGTTACTCGCTGGGAAGCGGAGAATGGACCTTTTGGTATTGAGAAGGTTATCCAGGGAGCTCGAACTGAATCAGTTCCTTTGGGTGAGCTTAAGATTCTGAGCGAACAACGTCAATTGATCTTTGACGAAAGTCTTATGTCGTTCACAATGGGTAATGCCATCACGCTTGAAGATACCAATGGTAACCGAAAGCTTCTGAAGAAACGACAAGAAGAAAAGATCGATAACGTTGCAGCTATGATGGATGCTTACATAGCTTACAAATCAAACAAGGAAGCGTTCGAATAACTTACTGAAAGCGACTTAACCAATGAGTGAGATGACCGTCGATGATTTTCTAGAGCATCATGGCGTAAAAGGCATGAAATGGGGGCGAAGAAAGTCTCCTGAAATCAGAGCAGCTCGAAAAGAAGCACGCTCTGAAGTTCGACAGGAATTCAAAGAAAACCGAACAAATGCCTTGAAGAAAACGGGCAAAGATGGCGAAAAAACTTACCATAAAGGTAAGGTTGCTGTCGTCGCTCTTGCTGACATGAACACGTATGGAGCTTTGTCGGCAGCTCGAATCTCCAAGTCGGCTGGCGCATCAAACGGTCAGGCTGCCGCTGTCGCCATTCTTACTGGTCTTCCAGGCGCAGTAGCGTACAAAGAGATCCGCGTTCGTAAAGAGGCGAATCGGCGCGTCGGCGGATAGAAAGGGCAAACAATGGCTACCAGCGTTGATTCCTTTCTAGCCCATCATGGTGTCAAAGGCATGAAGTGGGGCGTTCGCAAGGACCAACACCGAGAGTACAACGAGAAAGCAACCTCCACCAGTGAAGGTGCTCTCAAGCGCGTCGGATCCACGGCTGCAATGACTGCCTATTTCGCTGCTGGCGGAAAGATCAAGAAGCAACAGAAGTACACTGAAGAGTGGTATGACAAACTCGAGGGTGGTAAGGAGTACATCGAAAAGGGCGACATCATGAAGCGCGTTGTCCGAGGGGTTGACAGCCGTGCCTTGGCCGGCAACCTCTACGTCTCCACCCTGGATAGCGATAGCGAGATGTACAAGGGCGTCATCCCCGCCGTACAGAAAAAGTTCGCCTTCGGTCAGAAGGAATACCACTCAGTTTACCAGGTCGAGCTAGAAGCCAAGAAGCGCCTAGCCATGCCATCCCAGAAAGTCCGTGTCGACACCTTCATCGAAACCATCCAGACCCCAACGGGGCGTCAATGGATGAAGGACAACGGCTACAAAGATGAGATCACCGAGCTCAACGCCAAAGAGCAAGGTCTTAAGGCATACAAGAAGTTCAACAAGTACGCCGGCGACCAAGACAGTGCTCTCAACAAGGCCTACTTCGACAATGTCAAGAAGAAGGGCTATGATGCTCTGATTGATGACAACGATGCTGGCATCTGGAGTAAGAAACCTGTGATCCTTCTCAACGCCCAAAGCAATGCAAAGATCACAAACGTTCGTCAGCTCAGTGCTGATGAGATCAACCAGGCTCAGCGCAACGTAATCAAACAGCGAGCTTTCAAAGACAGGAGCGCTTCGAAGTGACAGTCAAAATGGGAGTTTCAGATGGCTGAAGATTTGGATTCATTCCTTGCTCACCACGGTGTCAAAGGCATGAAGTGGGGGCATCGCAAGCAAGATGGTGGTTCTGGCTCATCTTCGGGGAACGGTTCTTCTGGATCTTCCAAACCAAGCCTCAATTCTTTGCGGGGTGGAGAGACCGTATCGAAGAAGGACATCTCTCGTAAGGATCTCCGGAAGCTGAACAAGAAGAACCAAGAAGAATTCGATACCAAGAAAGCTGGCGAAGTTTATGGTGAGGCTTCTGCTGAGAAAAGTGGCGGTAAGAAAGTTCTCGTCCTCACCAACGCTGGTTATGGTCAAATGGTTGTTACTGGGAAAGAGTTTGCCGATCATTTGGAGATGGGCGGAGCATTCAAACCCGGTTCGACGCGAATCTATGCTCGACAGCAAGAAGAGGGTAAAGATTTCGTGATGAACAACTTCCAGAACGAAGTTTACGTTCCAATCAAGCGCAAGTAATCCTTGGGATTGTCTAGCCCTTCACACAACATAGGGAAAGGAGGTGACTTATGGCTAGCTTTTCCAAAAAGATGCGGAACGCATACAACGCATTCTCTACTCCACAGACCACGTCAAGTGAATTGACACCGGAGGTGTTTGGTTCTACGTCATATGGGGTCCGTCCTGATAGAACTCGGAATGCTTCGGGGACTATGGGCGAACGTTCCATCATCACAGCGATCTATACTCGAATCGGTATCGACATTGCTTCGATTCAGATGCGACATGTTCGTTTGGATGATCAAGAGCGCTTCAAAGACAACATTGATAGTGGTTTGAATAACTGCTTGACCGTTGAAGCAAACATCGACCAGGCATCTCGAGATTTCCGTCAGGACATTGCTATGACGCTTTGTTCTGAAGGCTTTCTTGCTATCGTTCCAGTCGATACATCTTTGAATCCGGCCCAGTCGAGTTCGTACGACATCTTGACGATGCGTGTTGGAAAGATTGTTGCTTGGCATCCTCGACATGTTCGAGTGAGCTTGTACAACGATCGTAACGGGCAGCGACAAGAGATCATGGTTTCAAAAGAGAACGTCGCTATCGTGACGAATCCTCTTTACGCAATCATGAATGAGCCTAACTCGACGCTTCAGCGTCTTGTTCGAAAGCTCAATCTTCTTGACTCGGTGGATGAGGCTTCTGCGTCTGGTAAACTTGATTTGCTTATTCAGTTGCCATACGTCATCAAGTCTGAAGCTCGTCGTCAACAAGCTGAGCAGCGACGATCGGACATCGAAGAGCAACTTCGGGGAAGTCAATACGGCATTGCTTACACGGATGGTACTGAGAAAGTAACACAGCTCAACCGTCCAGCCGAGAACAACCTGATGGGGCAAGTCACCTACCTTACAACTATGTTGTATGGTCAATTGGGCATCACGGAAGAGGTCTTGAACGGCACTGCCGACGAAAAGACCATGCTGAATTACTGGAATCGAACAATCGAGCCGATTGTTGCAGCGATCACGGAATCAATGCATCGGACATTCCTGTCCAAGACGGCTCGGTCCCAGAGTCAGGCAATTCGATTCTTCCGTGATCCGTTCCGCCTCGTTCCTATCGAGAACATCGCTGAGATTGCTGACAAGTTTACTCGCAACGAGATCATGTCTTCGAACGAGTTCCGTCAGGTTGTTGGTATGTCGCCATCTGGGGATCCGAAAGCGGATCAACTGGTGAACAGTAACATGCCGCAAGTAGAAGCACCAGTAGTTGAAGGCGCCGTTGTTGAAGACGATGGCACCGGAGAGATGGTGAATGGTGCTATGGATTCTCTCAACACTAAGATCGACGAGATGTTCGCCGAGCTTGGTGGAGAGGACTAAACATGGACTATTTTGGCTCGATCGAGACAGTTCCTTTGGAGGAGTTGTTTCACGAGTACGACCCTGTCAAGGCGCGTGAGTACTACCTGCGCACCCGAGAGCTAAAGGGTCGTAAGCCTGCTGCCGCTAAGGCAGGGGGACGAGCTCCTGGCGGTGGACCGTCGAAAGCTGAGCTAGCGAAGCGAAAGCTCGAAGCCGAACGCAAGGCCGAGAAGGCCAAGCTGAAGGCAAAGCTTGCGGAGCTAGAAGTCCGTGTCGATCAGCTGAACCGTGCAATCAAGCAGGCCAAGATTCAGGCCATGCGTCGAGCTGGTGGTGTTTCCGAAGACACCCTCAATCGAATGATTTCACAAGAAGTCAAAAGTCCTGGCAGTTCCAAGGGCATGAAGGATGAAAAGAAGCCCGATGCCAAAGCAAAAGAAAAAGGATCCTCCGAACCAGAAGAAAAAACTGCAGCCCAAAAGCGGGATGCCGCCAAAGCTGCAAAAGAGAAGTATGAGGAAGAGCATCCGGACGCTGGGAACTCAGAACTTCGGGACAAAGTGACAAAGACGGCTGAACGCCTCGAAAAGCTCCAGAAACGTATCGAAGCCATCGGTAGAGTTGGAGCGAAATGATGATCTCAATAACGACGTCCATCCCATTGAAAGGGGGCAGTCAAAATGGAACCTGACTTCGGTGGTTTCGCCACCAAAGCAAACCTTCGGTGTTCAGATGGTCGAACGATCATGTCTGACGCATTCAAGCACATGGACGGATCCAAGGTACCGCTCGTTTGGCAGCATACGCACAACGAGCCCACCAACGTTCTCGGCCATGGAGTTCTCGAAGCACGAGACGGAGACGTCTATGTTCACGGGTTCTTCAACGAAAGTGATAGCGCTAAAAGTGCCAAAGCGCTTGTGGAGCATGGTGACATCACCGCGCTCTCGATCTACGCCAACAAGTTGGTGGAGAAAGACAAGGCCGTTATGCATGGGACGATCCGTGAGGTGAGTCTCGTTCTTTCCGGGGCGAATCCCGGGGCCTTGATTGACAACGTCAACATCGCACACGGTGACGGATCCCTCGACACCCTCGATGATGAAGCGGTCATCTATACAGGTCTCCCGCTCGTCCACTCAGAAAAGGAACAACCCATGGGTAAAACCATTGCAGATGTCTTCGAAACCTTGAACGACGAACAGCGTGGAGTTGTCGAGCACATGCTCGGCGAAGCTCTGCGTCACGCCGATGGTGACGAAGACACGAGCAAGACGGCCGAAGCCGACAAGAATGATGACGATGATTCTGAAGATGACGGCAAGACCGTCAAGCAGATCTTCGACAGCATGAATGAAGAGCAGAAGAATGTCGTCTACTTCATGATCGGGCAGGCTCTCGAGGATGCCGGCAAGGGCGAATCGAAGTCTGCATCATCTGAATCGTCCGATTCGGACAGCAAGTCCACCACTGCACAGCACTCCAGCTTCTCGGAAGGAAGTAACAACATGTCGCACAACGTCTTCGAGCGCGATTCCATGTCCGGCGTTGACACCACCCCCGCTCTGAGCCACGCTGACACGGCGTCGATCTTCGAAGGCGCGAAGCGTCTCGGCTCGGTCAAGGAAGCCGCGGAGGACTACGCCCTCCAGCACGGCATCCAGGACATCGACGTCCTGTTCCCGGACGCCAAGGCGGTGGCCTCCACCCCTGAGTTCCTGGCTCGTCGGACCGAGTGGGTTTCGGAGATCATGACCGGAACTCGCAAGACCCCGTTCTCGCGGATCAAGAGCCTGACGGCCAACCTGACCCTCGATGAGGCACGGGCGAAGGGTTACGTCAAGGGCAACCTGAAGAAGGAAGAGTTCTTCCGGGTCGCCAAGCGGGCTACCACTCCTCAGACCATCTACAAGAAGCAGAAGCTGGACCGGGACGACATCCTGGACATCACTGACTTCGACGTGGTGGCATGGCTCAAGGGTGAGATGCGTCTCATGCTCGAGGAGGAGATCGCTCGCGCGGTTCTGCTCGGCGACGGTCGCTCGGCCGGCGATGACGACAAGATCTCGGAAGATCACGTTCGTCCGATCGCCAACGACGACGATCTCTACGTCACGTACCTCTACGTGAACACCGGTGGCCAGGACTACAGCGCCGAGGAGATCATCGATGCCCTCACGCTGCAGCGTCGTCACTACCGGGGATCCGGCAACCCGACCTTCTTCACCAGCGAGACCATCCTGGCTCAGCTGCTGCTGATCAAGGACACCATGGGTCGTCGTATCTACCCGACCGTCAACGATCTCTCGGCCGCTCTGCGTGTCCAGAAGATCACCGCGGTTGAGGTCATGGATGAGCCCTCGGTTGAGGTGCTCGGCGTGATGGTGAACCTGATGGACTACACCATCGGTGCCGACAAGGGTGGCGACGTCGCGCTGTTCGACGACTTCGACATCGACTACAACCAGTACAAGTACCTGATCGAGACCCGTATCTCGGGCGCCCTCGTGAAGGCGAAGTCGGCCATCGTGATCAAGGCTGTCGCCAATGGTTCGTCGACTCTGGTTCGCCCCACCGCTCCGGTGTGGGATGACGAGGACAAGACCGTGACGGTTCCGACCGTGACCGGCGTCACCTACAAGAACAAGCTCACCAACTCCACGCTGACCACCGCTTCGCCGGTCACGCTCGGTGTGGATGAGGAGCTGACCGTGATCGCGGTTCCGGCTTCCTCGAGCTACTACCTGTCCTCGAGCGCTGAGGATGAGTGGATGTTCGATGGTGACAAGGGCGCCGTCGGCGGGCCTTTCTGAGCCTGAGCCATGCCTAAATTCTACGGTGTAGTCGGTTATGGCGAAGCCGTGGAGACACCTCCGGAGTCGGGCGTTTGGGTTGACCAAATCGTAGAGAAATCTTACTACGGTGACGTTGTCCGAAACGCCCGATCTCTGGAGGCTGGTGAACGCCTCCACGACGACCTAACCGTCAGCAACTCGATCTCCATCGTAGCTGATGCATACGCGCACAACCATTTCTTCGCTATCCGTTATGTCAGATGGGCGGGGGTTCTTTGGACTGTCTCGAATGTAGAAGTTCAAAGCCCCCGCCTTATTCTGCGGTTGGGGGGTGTTTACAATGGCCCGACCCCGACTGGAGCTTCAACAGGTCCTTAAGGACATCGCGCCAAACGTCTATTTCCAACCGCCTAACGGGTTGAAGATTCAATATCCTTGCATCATCTACGTGCGAGATAACATGGATGTGTCGTATGCAGACAACGGTCCGTATAGGCACGCCATCCGATACGAGGTCACTGTAATTGATAGAAATCCTGATAGTGAGTTGACTACCAAGGTGGCTGAGCTACCTTTGGTCTCTTATACCAGATTCTTCACAGCAGATGATCTAAACCACGACGTCTTTACGTTGTACTTCTAAAGGAGTAAGAAAGCATGAGTGAACTCAAGTGGGATTCCGCTGGCGAGCGTCTCTACGAGACCGGTGTCGACCACGGCGTTCTCTACATTCCCGACAACATGGGCGAGTATTCGAATGGATACGCCTGGAACGGTCTGACTTCCGTCTCGGAGTCGCCGTCGGGCGCTGAGTCCAACCCTCAGTACGCCGACAACATCAAGTACTTGAACCTCATCTCGGCTGAGGAGTTCGGTGCGACGATCGAGGCCTTCACCTACCCGGACGAGTTCTCGCAGTGTGACGGAACCGCCCTCATCGGTGGTGTCCAGATCGCTCAGCAGACCCGAAAGTCCTTCGGGTTCTCGTACCGGACTCTGATCGGCAACGATCTCGTCGGTACCGACTTCGGGTACAAGATCCACCTCGTCTACGGCTGCCAGGCTGCTCCCTCGGAGAAGTCGCGTTCGACCGTGAACGATTCGCCGGAGGCGGCAACCTTCAGCTGGGAGCTCACCACCAACCCGGTCCCGGTTGCGGGCATCAATGCCGACACCGGCAAGCCCTACCGCCCGACGGCCCACGTTACCGTCGACTCGACCAAGGTCAGCGCCTCGGCCCTGGCGGCGCTCGAGGAGATCCTCTATGGGACCGCCAGCGAGGATCCTCGTATGCCGGCTCCGGAGGAAGTTCTGGAGCTCGTCGGAGACGCCCTCACCGAGGTGACCCCGATGGCTGCCACGTTCGACGCTCCTTCGGACACTGTGACCATCCCGTCGCAGGCCGGCGTGGTCTACAAGATCGGTGGGGTGCCCGTTGTGGCTGGTGATCGTGTGATCACCGTGGAGACCACCGTCATGGCTGAGGCTGCTATCGGTTACTCCTTCCCCGATGGTGTCACCACCAGCTGGACCTTCGATCCTGCCTGAGGATCCAGCCAAATGTAGAGAGTGAGAGTTAAGGTATGCTCCAGCTTCAAGTAGTTATCAAAGACGAGTTCAATGAAGAGACAAACGAATTCATTGAAGAGAAGTGGCTCCTGAGGCTGGAGCACTCCTTAGTTTCATTGTCAAAATGGGAGTCAGAATTCGAAAAACCGTTCCTTTCCGCAGAAGAGAAATCTTCGGAAGAGATCTTCTCCTACATCCAGATGATGGACTTGGACAAGGAAACTCCTCCGGAGGTTTTCCTCAAACTCAGCGCGGATGATTATCGTGCAATCAACGATCACATTCACGGAAAGAAGACGGCCACCTGGTTTAACAAGAAAGCGACTAAGGGTGTTAATAGACAAACAGTGACTAGTGAGTTGATCTACTATTGGATCACCTCCTATGAGATCCCTTGGGAAGCTCAGCACTGGCATCTCAATCGTTTGTTCACCCTGATCGAGGTCTTTAACGAGGAACGTAAGGCCGAAGACTCCAAGAGCAAGTCAAAGAACGTCAATCGTAAGAGCGCCGATAGTGTTGCTGCCGAACGTCGAGCTTTGAACGAGAAGCGCAAACGTGAAATGCAAACTAATGGTTAATAGGGAGGTGTGTTAATGACGCGGGTTGCCTGGAACTCCGTAGGTCAACGTAAGTACGAAGTCGGCATTGATCGCGGCGTCTTGTACCTTCCTAGCGAAGGCGTAGCTGTTCCTTGGAACGGTCTGACTTCATTGGACGAAGTGTCCGACACCACAGTCGATCCCCTCTACTTCAATGGAGTCAAGTACTACGACTACGTATCTCGTGGAGATTACAAAGCCACTCTCAGGGCTTACACATACCCTGCGGAGTTTGAGCTTTACGATGGTGTTCGTGAATCTGGGAACGGAATCTTTGTCACTGGGCAGATTCCAACGGGAACCTTTCATCTTTCGTACCGGACAATGATCGGTAATGACATCGATGGTGTTTCCAGCGGATACAAGATCCATGTCTTGTACAATCTGACAGCTAAGCCGTCGAACAAGAAGTACACGACCATCAACGGCGACGAGTCTGCGTTCGAGTTCGCTTGGGAGTTGTCTTCGGTCCCCGTCGAAGGTCTGAATCTTCGTCCGTCATCTCACATCATATTTGACACGACAAAGATGCATGAGCTTGCCATTCTTGAAGTCGAATCGATTCTCTATGGGACCGAAACCAAAGAGCCCGAAGTCAAAACTATCGATGAGTTTGAGTTCCTCACCTCTACGGCATCCGAAGTCGAGATCGTTGACAACGGAGACGGCACGTGGAGCGCTAGTGGATCCGACTTCTACCTCAAGCATAATCCTGCTTATGGCATCTTCTCGATCAAGGAAGCCGATGCTGTTTACCTTGACGAATTCACCTACGAGATCTCATCTACGGAAGAAAGTTAGGAGCAAAACATGGCTAGAGTAACAGTGACCGGTTTTACAGCGGCACGGATGCTTCAGATCGAGCAATCAACCGTTGTGAACGGCTTCATTCAAGGCGACTCTCTTGTTTTGCAGACTCGCGGTGGAGACGATATCGTCACCGGAAACGTTCGTGGCCCACAAGGCGATAAGGGCGACCCGGGCGGTGTTCCTGACGCAACCAACGCAATCAAAGGAGGCGTTCGTCTTCAGGGAAACCTGACTGGATCCGCTGCTACGCCTACGATCACGGGCGCTCTCGACGGAACGGTCGACACCAGCTTGGCTATCGCTTCAACCCCGAACAACTCGGGTTGGGGCGGCGGTCCTGCCGGCGGTGTGACCATGACTCTTCGCCAGGTCGTTCATCAGGTCCAGGCAAATCTCTATGCCATTCAGCGGACCATCACCAAGGCCGGCACCGCTCAGACTATTTGGGCTGGGACGCTTACGGACTACAACGCTTTGGCCTCCGGCACAAAGAACGCTGCCGGATTCGTGGCGGTGATCTTCGAATGAAACTTGTCGGAGCAAAGGCGATCACAGACATTCGTGTCGGGACCAAGCAGGCTGCCGTTGCTCTGGCAAAGCATCCGAATGGTCAGATCCGAGAAGTATATCCGGTCAATCGATACGCATCGCTTACCACTGAGTTCGACAATCCTGTTGATCTTGGTCATTTCTCAATGTCCAGGCACGATGGTCTTTCGAACATGTTGTCTGGTGTCAGTAGTGGTGGTGCTTATCGTGCTCGGCTCACCTCAGGCCCGGCAAAGCAGTATCGTTTTGCAGATCAAGAGTTCGATGGTAACGATATTACTATCGAATTCATAGCTATTGATCTCAGTGGACTGGCGCTGGCGTCTTCGGTCATCATCAACAGCTATTATCTTGGTGGCGGAATGACTGAGTTCTTTTTCGGGAACGATGGTTTTCGATTGAGGACTGCTGGGTGGGACGAAGCTACCATCTTTGATGAAACTCAAGCTAGAGCAATAACCAGCGGTACGAAGTTCACAATTCGTAGAATCTTGGACTGCGTTTATGTTTCTTTGAACGACGTTCTCGTTCACACGTTCAAACACGCTAGCGTAAAGCCTGATGAGGGTAAGATCTCTGTTGGATTCTCTACCTCGTCGAACGTCTCGGAGGTTTCGTCAGCGTTTGCTAACTTAACCATTACCGGATCGTCAACATCAACCCCTTTCGTTGGGGGAAGACTTGACATTCCACGTATCAGCGTTGCTCGTAGTTCTTGGGTTGAGATTGCCTACTTCTACATGGCGCTTGGCGGGAACGTCAACATTTCTCTTGTAAATTACGGATGGGCTACCTCAACTTCGTTTAGCCAAAGGCGGGGTAAGGTCTTTTTGAATGGTACTGAGATCATCCATCTCACCAATCAGAACGGCGGGACACAATCGGCTAACGCGAACATGCCGGCTAATTCTCTAATCGCCATTCAAGCATTCTCAGACGGTGTGAATTCTGCAGATAGAGTTCTCGACGATGGTTATGTCGAGGTTTATCCTGTAGGGTGATCGCTTTCGCAATCTAGATTGAGGAAAACATGCATATCATCTACGTGGACGGCATCGGATCCAATAATCCTGGTGTTAAGCATGAAGACTCGGTGCTGTACGATGTCGTTGAGCGCCTCATTCTTTTGAACAAGGAATACAAACCAGATCGTCTCATCTGGCCGGCCTCCATGGCCATGGTCGGGGGTACCAAGTCTTGGAATCAGTCAACCGAAGCTGCGATCAAAGAGATCGATCGAGTAGTTTCCCAGATCGATGGGCAGACGTTCATACTTCTTGGATACTCTGGTGGTTGTCGACCGGTTCGTGAATGGTTGGAGCGAAATCCTGAGTTTCTCGACCAGGTTGTGGCTGTCGGAATGCTCTCGGATCCGTTCCGACCGAAGGGGCGCAAGCAAGCTGAGCTTCCCGATACTCGAGGTTGGGGAATCTGTGGTCAAAAGCTCGGACCGATCCCAGATCGTACCTACTGGACCACCAATCCGGGCGATGCCATCTCGGACTCCCTGCCGGACTCTCTCCTCCGGACTCCCGCCGACGCCTCCGACGTGATGCCCGGCCAGTTCATCGGTGAACTACACCGACACCTCAACGATGGCGACCTCCAACTCGCCTACCAGCTCCAGGTGTTCCGTCAGAACCCCACCAAGTGGTTGTTCAATCTTGGCCCCCGCCTCAACCAGGCCCGGGTTGACATTGAGGGCTACCTCGGTGGTCAACACACCACTGCCTACCAGAAGCCCTATGCCGGGGGAGGATCCCTGGCTCATCGGTTGGCAGACACCATCAACTGGAAAGCAACCCGACCCAAGTAGACATAGGAAAGGAGCCGTTATGCCTTCCATCTCGATTACTCATAAGGGTTCCTTCTCCAAAGCTGAGAGCCGACTTCGAAAGATGTCTCAAGGAACAATCTTTGATTCACTTTCGAAGTACGGCGAGCTTGGGGCTCATGTTTTGGCCAGCGTTACACCAATGGATACCGGAGAAACCGCTAACTCCTGGTACTCCAAAGTGGAGAAGTCTGGTCGTGGTTGGAAGCTTTCCTGGCACAATCAAAATAGGACCGTAAACGGCGATCCTATCGCCATCATGATTCAGACTGGTCACGGTACCGGTACTGGCGGTTACGTAGCTGGACAGGACTACATCAATCCAGCTATCAAACCCGTCTTTGATCTCATCGTTGCCGAAGTCCGAAGAAAGGTGGCACGTTAATGGCCGTCGTTGATGATCTCATCGTCGCAATGCAGTTCGACAACTCTCGCTTTGAGTCTGCCGTTCGTGTCTCTCTTGCGACCCTGACCCACCTTAAGTCTAGCCTTCAGTTCGGCGGTGGTCCGAACGGGATCGATGCAGCTCAGAAGTCTATCGAAGGCTTCAGTGCGGCTCCGATGTCGAGTCAGATCGATGGAGTCAGCGCAAAGTTCTTGGCTTTGTCAACTATTGCCGTCACAGCTCTGTCAAACATCACCAACAAGGTGATCGACGCTGGTAGTGCCATGGCGAAGTCGCTTACGGTAACGCCTATCATGGATGGCTTTTCTGAGTACGAAACAAAGATTGGTTCTATCCAGACAATCTTTGCTAATACTCGAAAGAATTACAAAGATCAAGCAACAGCACTCAGCGACATCACCGCGAATCTTGATGAGCTGAATACTTACGCCGACGACACAATCTATAGCTTCGGCGACATGACCAAGAACATTGGTCTGTTTACCAACGCTGGTATTGGTGTTGGTGACGCGACAGCAATGATTAAGGGCTTCTCCAACGAGGCTGCTGCATCTGGCACCACGTCCCAAGGTGCTGCCGGCGCGGCATATCAGTTGTCTCAGGCTCTGTCTGCTGGCGTCATAACCCTGATGGACTGGAAGTCGTTGTCCAACGTTGGTATGGGTAACGATAACATGAAGCAGGGTATCATTCAGATCGCGGAAGCTATGGGGGCTTTCGAGGGTACTACCGTAACTGCAGAGGAAGCTAGTAAGAACTTCAATAGTACTCTGGAAAAGAAGTGGCTGACTTCAGATGTTATGGAGAACTATCTGAAGATTCAGGCTGAAGGCAATGAAGATGTCAGCCGTGCCATGATGAAACAAATCGGCCTCACCGATAAGCAGGCCGATGCTTTCATTGAGCAGCAGAAAACTTCTGAAGATGCTGCTAGAAAAGTTCGAACGTGGACTCAGTTAGTTGGTACTCTGCGCGAGGGTATCGGATCATCCTGGGCTTCAACGTTCGATATTCTACTGGGCGACTTCGATTCAGCTACCACTCTGTTCACCGGTATCTCGGATACTCTTGGTGGAATGGTCAGCAAGTTTAGTGCCTCTCGTAACGAACTTCTACAGGGGTGGGCTGATCTTGGTGGTCGAGACGTTGCCCTAGAGGGACTTAAGAACATCTTTGAAGGTTTGATGAGTGTTCTTCGCCCAATCAAGGACGCCTTCCGAGAGATATTCCCACCAACAACGGCTCAGAGCCTTATGGCGATGACGGTCGCTTTCCGAGATTTCACGGAAAACCTCAAGGTTGGTAGTGAAACGGCAAACAACATCAAGCGTACATTCGCTGGTGTCTTTGCCATATTCGGAATCGGCGCAACGATCGTAAAGGCCATTCTTGGTGTCTTTGTTGATCTGTTCAGCGCAGTCACGGGTGGCTCCGGCGGATTCTTGTCCGTAACTGCTAGCCTTGGCGACTTCCTGGTCAAGATCCATGAAGGTTTGAAGAGTAGCGAGGGGTTCAAAAACTTCTTCGCTGGTCTTGGAGCCATATTGGCTGTCCCGATTCAACTGTTCAGCACTCTGGCTGCTGGCGTTGGCGCTTTCATGATGAAGCTCGGCGACCTTGGCGGTGTCGTTTCCCAGGTTTACGGAATTCTGGGTAAGGGCGATTTCCGAGGTGGTCCGTTCGACGAGGACTCGAAGGTCGTTGACGTTCTGTTCCGGATCCGCGAAGCCCTTGTGTGGGTTAGTGGTGCTCTCGAGCAGTTCTGGAATGTCCTGGCCAAGGGCGACTTTGTTGGTGGCGGTCCGTTCGCAGAAGACTCGCCCATCATTGATGGTTTGTTCAAATTCCGCGAGATGATGTCCAAGTTCTTCGAACCTGGAAACGTCTCGGCCATATTTGGCGCCGGCGCAATTGCCGCTGTTGCTTATGGTTTGAGTCGAGTTGTCAAGGGTGCCATCGCCAAGTTCACTGGCGAAGATGGCGGTATATTGGGTGAGCTCAAGGGTGCATTCACTGCCATCAAGGACAGTTTTGAGAGCGTCACTGGCGTCTTCGACAAGCTGACCGATGCGTTGACTGTTATGCAGACCAATGTAAAAGCAAACATCATTCTCAAGATTGCTGTTGCTGTCGGGATCCTTGCTCTGGCACTGAAGCTGCTTGCTACGATGGATGTCCCAAGCCTTGTTAAGTCTCTTTCTGCTGTTGTGGTTGCTGTAACGATTCTTGTTACGGCGCTAGCGATCATCAGTAAGATGGCTTCTCTGCCTGGCATTGTCAACATGCCTCTCATCGCACTTGCTTTGATTGGGTTGGCTGCGGCAGTCCTTATATTGTCGGCTGCTATGAAGGTTATGGCAACGATGAGTTGGGAAGAGCTTGCTAAGGGCTTGACTGGACTTGCCGTTGCTCTTGGGTTGATGGTTGCTGCTTCGTATGGCATGGGTAAGGCTAGTGGCCCTCTGCTTCGTGCGGGTCTAGCGATGATCCCGTTCGCTGCTGGCGTTCGGTTGCTCGTCTTGTCTATCCAGGCAATGTCAACCATGTCGTGGGGCGATTTGGCAAAGGGAATGGCTGGTTTGGCCGGATCCTTGCTCATCATTGCTAATGCGATGAAGATCATGCCAAAGAATCTCCCTGCGATTGGCGCAGGTCTTATTCTGGTCAGCGTTGGTGTTCTCGGCATATCCACGGCCATTCGTGCCATGGGTGGCATGGACACTGGAACGATGGTGCAGGGTCTAATCGGCATGGGCGCTGCTTTGGTGATTATTGCTGGCGCGCTCCAGCTCATGCCAAAGAATCTGCCGTCAATGGCGCTTAGTCTCTTGGGCGTATCTATTGCTCTGGGGGCAGTTGCTGGCGTTGTTATGAGTCTTGGTAGCATGGGCTGGGGTGATCTGGCAAAGGGCCTTATTGGTCTTGCTGGCGCTCTACTTATATTGTCAGTCGCTATGTACGCAATGTCTGGTGCCATGGCTGGTGCTTTGGCTTTGACAGTTGCTGCTGCGGGATTGACTCTGCTGATGATTCCTCTGCAGATCATGGCGAACATGTCGTGGCAAGAGATGCTCATGGGACTCGGGATGCTTGCGGGCACTCTGACAATCCTGGGTCTTGCCGGATATTTGTTGGCTCCGGTGGCTCCTATCATCATTGCCTTGGGCATTGGTATGGGCGCTCTGGGTATTGGCCTGCTTGCTGTTGGTGCAGCTGCTCTGGTGTTCGGTTTGGCTCTCAAGACCATCATTGAAGTGGTCATGCTTGGTCAGACTGCCATGCTAGCGTTGCTGACGTTTATTCCTCAGTTGGCTATAGCGTTTGCTACTGCTATTGCCTCGTTCATCATCGCCATTGCCAATAACACTGGTGCGATTATGGCGGCATTTGGTAAGTTGTTGACCGGTCTACTCAATTTGGTCATCACGCTTATTCCAAAGATCTCTGAGGTTATTAGTCGGCTTCTGACGGCAGTAATCGGAATCATTATCGAGTTCGCTCCTCAGTGGGGAGAAGCGTTCCTGGTTCTGATCGATACGTGGTTGAACGTCCTCACCACAGCCATCCCTCGAATTGCTGATGCCGGAATGCAGATCATTATTGGTCTGCTTCAGGTTATTCGCGATCGAATTCCTGAGGTGGCCTCGACTGCAACAGATATTGTCGTTGCCTTTATCAATTCACTTAACGAGAACCTTCAGCGGATTATTCAGGCTGGCGTTGACTTCATTGTTAACTTCCTGAACGGTCTTGCTCAAGGTATTCGTGAGAACATCCCTCGGGTGTCCGCGGCTGCTCGTGAGGTTGGTAAGGCAATCATCGACGGTATCGTCCAGGCTATTAAGGACGGTCTTGGTGACGTTCTTGGTGCTGCCAAGGATATTGCTTCGTCTGCTCTCAACGCTGCTAAGAATTTCTTGGGTATTCGTTCACCTTCGAAGAAGTTCTATGAGCTTGGCGAATGGACTGTGGTTGGTTTCACAGACGGTATCGATTCGAAGAATTCTCTTGCGGCAAAAACAGCAAACAATTTCGCAACAGGATTCATGGCCGGTTTCAGTAAGGGTATCGGTAAAGAACTGCCGAAGACATTGGATTACTTCTATGACTCCATTGAGCGGAGTTCGGAAGAGGTACTCAAGGCAACTCGATCGATGTCGAACGGTTTCGATGTGGTTACTGGATCCATCTGGCAAGCTGAGTTGGCAATGGCTGAGCTGGCTGGTCAGGTTAATCGATCGGATCCGAAGTCGGTTGAAGCCTATGTGGAGAAGGTTGGCGGAAAGCTCGTCTACCTCAAGGGCGTTATCGATGCTGTCAAGGAATCCTCCGAGGAAATGTTCAAGCAGCTTTCCGAGGGTAAGGGACTTGACGAAGTTCTCGGCAGTGAGGCGTTCTTGGGAACAGTCCTCAACGGCGTGTTGTCTGCAGCAGATGTTATTGGTGCAGCCACAGGCCAGGTCGAGGTTCTGTTGGTCACAATGGGTATTCGACTTGCCCTTGCCGTTGTTGATGGAATCTTGTCCATCTTCATGGGACCGGGGACTACGGTTCTCGGTATCATCGGCGAATGGATCCAGAAGCTCGTTCGAGCTGTTGGTGGTTGGTTCGGTATCAAATTCCCTGTGGCAGACGAGCTCAAGGAAGGCGATAAAGCACTCGAAGATTTCATGGCCAAGGTCGATGAAGGCAACGGGCGCTTCCAGAGGCTGTCCGAGGATGCTGTCAAGAGTCTGACTGATCAGATGAATGAGGCAGACGATCTGGCAAACGGGATCGAGGACATGGATCCGACAGTTCGACCCATTCTCGACTTGAATGGTTGGAACAAGCAGATCAACGATTTCCTGGACAGTCTCGACACCGGACCTGTGGTTCTGAACAGCATCATCGATAAGCTCACCGACATATTTGGTGATCCGACCGAGATTCTGCGTGACATCTTCAACCCTGTCAAGGAACCTGCTTCCACGACAACTAATGTGACACTCAACCAGACAAATGAGTCACCAAAGGCTCTTGATCATGTTGAGATCTATCGACAGACCAAGAGTCAACTATCGCTGGCAAAGGAGGCGTTGGGCATCTCATGAAATTTGATCAAATCATATTGACGGGAACGAAATCGATCACGCTGTTCGATCTCAAGAATCCGCGCTCAACACCTTACACGGCAAAGACGATCGACGGGCTTGATCCGACCGATATTGATGTCACTCTTGCTCAGGCAAGCAGTGGTGCTGGTATTTACATTGGGCGTCGTGAGCAACTTCGTGAAATGACATTCAACGTTTACCTGAATCCCGATTACTCAATCGGCCAGACTCCAGATTTGTTGCGGGAAGAACTATATTTGATGAACCCCGTCAATGAAGATCTGTCTCTGGACCTCAGGTTGATGTTGGATGCCGAAGAAGTTGCCATGACGCCCGTGTATATCAAGCGCACGGAGACCGCTCCCTTCAGCAAAGACACCGTTGTACAACTGGTTCTCGCTTCAACGTCTGGTACGTTCAAGAAACGAGTACCTATAGCTGAACCAGACGTCCTGGAGCTGGACAAGACCTTCCCTGTGCTTAACAATGCAGGGTCGGCCATGTCCGGCTTCAGGGTCGAGCTCGATATTTTGGCTACCGTTAATAAGATTGGTTTCTTGATGACTAATCCGAATAACGAAATGTGGCTGGAGAAAGTATCGACATATCCTGACTTGCTCATCGCTGGAGACAAGCTCGTGATCGATACTAACATTGGGCAACGTGGGGTTTGGCGCGTTCGATCAGGTGTGACAGAGAGTTTGATGAGCGCTCTTCCGGCAACATCGACGTGGTTGACGTTATATCCTGGCGACAACACTCTCGAGGTGGTCACCGACCCTGGTCCGAATGCTTCGTCATTCAACTGGGTTAAGTACGAACACCAACCAAAGTACAGGGGCGTATAAAAGATGGACCTTATCACTCTCTACGATTGGGAGTACGCGCAAACTGCTCCGGGGGTCCCTCCATATGTCCCACAGGATGCTGTTGGCCGTTACAACTTGAGTTACAGCACACAGTCTCCGGATCAGCCGAAAGTCTATCGTCCCGATAGGCTGATTGAGAATTACGATTCTCTTATTTGGCGAGAAAGCTATCGTCAAGCTGGTGGATTCGAACTCAAGACGTACGACATCAAGAGCACTCTTGAGGCACTACCGATGTACAAGCTCGTCTCGCTTCGTGATACCGATGAAGTTTACGTTGTGACTTCTCGGCATATTGGGTCTAACGAAGCGAATCAGGACGTCTTGACCATCAAGGGCGTTAGCATCATCAGCTTCATTCTGGATAATCGTCCGACGTGGGCTTACCAGGGTGGACCTGAGGACAAAATCAACGCCACGCACATGAATCTCGTGTTTCAGATTCCCGACCATCTGGCTTTTCAAATGTGGGGCGCTGCTGTGTTCCCATTTGCTGAGGGTGGGTTTCCGAACACAGGTAAAGCGTTTGAGCTTCCTATGAACACGATTGTTCCTCACACAGCTGTATCCCAGACGATGCTGACAGAGAGCAAGGGTTACTGGTATCGGACAGAATGGCCTCATCCCATTGAGTCTCGATATTCAACAGTAACTCAGATCTTGGATCTCGATCAGAGATTTGGTCTTCGTTCAATTCGCCCCAAGGGCGCAAACAAGAAGATCTTTCGTCCTTACTTTGACAGCATTGCTGGTGAAGGATTCACAGAGAACGAAACAAATCTTACCAAGTTGCTGTTCGATGTGTATGAAGCAAGAGATCTGACTGTGGGCGACGATCAGGTTCGTTTCCAGTACATGGCCGGCGATATTACGACGTCCGAGTACATTGAGTCGGTTGAGACTTATAAGAACGTAACGAGTTCTCATAGCGAAGTCCCAGCCAAACTCATTGGAAATGTCAATGCGTTTCCTTCGGTCGTTTCTCGAATCGTTTGGGAAGACGATGCTCGTGTAGACAGTGTCACGGGCGAACCGATCATTGGGGATCCCGAAGTTCGTAAGTACAAGGCTGGAATTCGTTTCCAGATGGGTCAAAACGATGCGTCTCTCGGTATGTCGGACGCAATCGAGGTATGGCCCGAGGCAGCTGAAGCTAAGTTGCGTAAGGAGGGGATCCGTTATCTGCGAGAGCAGAATCAGTTGGAGATGATGACTGCGGATATTTCCCCACTTACACAATACAAGTACAAAGAGCATTACGACCTGGGTGATGTGGTGATGGTGCATGGGCGGTATGGTAACCCCCAAAAGATGGTTATTTCCGATTACACCAGGACCTCTGACGCTTCCGGTATTTCTGGGTACCCAACACTAGTCAAGTGGTTGGATCCAGACTTCGGCATCGACTGACAATGGTTTGAAAGGAGTAATTCATGCGCATTCATGAGCCGAAGTGGTACAGCTTTAAGCCTTGGAATAGGCATAGTCTGATTCTCGTTACTACGGGCTTCATCTACCTAGCAATTGGGATTATGTTCTCTTTGCAGGAGGCAACTCAGTTACGAGAAGAAAACCTTAAGTTTGCATTGATCTTGATGCCATATCTTGGGTGGGCTATTGGTTTCATGGTTGTTGGCGTGTTCACTATGATCACCTCTCGTTGGCCATCTATGCCTAAATCTCTCGGATACAGTGCTCTTTCTGGCTGGACTGCGGCATGGGCATCGTTTCACATATTTGGGGGTGCGGCCACTGGTAACACAGCTTACATTGCCAGTGGATTTGCGTGGGGCATGATAGCATTTCTATGGTGGGCCGTTAGCGGTCTAACCGCTCCGCCAAGGGAGAGGACGAGTGGTGGATATATTGACGCAGCTGGGCACCCTATTGGTAGCGTTGATCGCAGCGCTCTCTGCCTATGCGACACAGAGGCAGGCATCACGTGCCAACCATCGGACCCAGATGGACAGCCATCGGAATACGATGGAAGTGGAGGCGTTCGAGAGAGCCCGAGCGTTCGACTCAGCGACAATCATTCGTCAGAACGAGATGATAGAGGGTCAGCGTCGGGAGATAGACAGACTGAAGGCTGAAAACCGTCAGCTGTCTGAGGAGTTAAACACATGTGTTAAGTCTCAAGGGGACGGCAAGCCCTCTCGAGTCGAATAGGTAGTCTCATACCGCATCAAATACACGTCCTATAATGAGACCCCCTATGAAAGGAACTATTATGTTCACCAAGAAGTTGTCGTCCAACACCGTTGGCGTTTCGAATGCCATTGACGAACTTCTCGTTGAAATGCATGAACAGGATAAGGACTCCGAGATTTACGCCGGAATGGTGAAGCAGCTGACAGAGTTGTACTCGCTGAAGGAAATTGACTGCAAAGTCGATTCCGGAAAGCGCGTCGACATGAACACGCTGACCATCGTTGCCGGCAACATCCTCGGAATCTTTACGATTGTGATGCATGAACGAGATCACGTCATGACATCGAAAGCGCTGTCGTTGTTGACGAAGCTGAGGTAACAGAAGGACCCCTAACCAGGTGTAACAGCTGAGAAGGCTTGTACGGACGATTTACAAATCCATACAAGCCTTCTCAGTTTGTCATTTTTCGGATTCTAAATTTTCCGCGTAGAATACACGTCCTATAATGAGACCCCTATGAAAGGACGACCCATGAACCCGAAGAACATCCAAATTGTTGTCGGCGCATCCATGATGATCGCTGGAACTGGACTCCTCATTCGAGACACCGTTAAGCGACGTAAAGCCGAAATCCAAATGATTGACTCCGCTAAGGAGCGTAACCGCGATGCATTTCGCGAGTACTCTCTGAACACGAAAGCAATCAGCGAGGCGTACGCAACCGTTGCCCAACGTGCCAAGAATCAGGACGAAACAGTTCTGACCGATATCCGCACTGCGTTTGAGAACGAATTGGCATTCCAGAAGATTGCCGTCAGAATTGAAATGTGATCCCAAAGCCTAACCCCACAAGGGTTATGGTTTTTCCATTCGCAGGGAATACACGTCCTATAATGAGACCCCTACGAAAGGAAACCCCCATGAAAATCAAGCAGAAGTTTGAGACCGCCATCAATTCCGCTCGTACCATCTCGCTCAAGGCCACCAAGGCACAAGAGACCCCTGAGTCCGATATCGACGCACGATACGAGGCACTCAAGCGTTTCAAGTTCCTTGGCGAGTCCGGAGCGTTTGAAGGTATGGAGCCGGAAGAGATCACGCGAGTCTACACCTCCCTGGTTGAGTACGAATTGAGTGTTGCCGGATTTTAAGGAAACCAAAGCCTAACCCCACAAGGGTTATGGTTTTTCCATTCGCAGAAATTACACGTCCTATAATGAGACCCCAATAAGAAGGCGAGACACTAATGTGTAGGTGAAAATCCTACCCGCCTGGTGCCGGATGGCAATAATCACAGTTTTAGATGGGCTGTGAACCCGAGACTTATGGGCTTCTCATTTTTTCTTTCGCAGGGAATACACGTCCTATAATGAGACCCCTATGAAAGGAAATGCTATGACCAACGAATCGTTTGAGACCTGGCGTTCCGAGCTTCATGCCATCCAAATCGAAATCGATGAGCTGGACGAGACTTTCTGGGGACGCTTCTGCGACGTCCTTGAATGGGACGAAGAGGCGTTCCAGAAGGCCGAAGCCCAGTACACGATCCAACGAGATGCGCTGTGCAAGAAGCTGAACGACCATTCCCGCAAACCTGCGTGATCAAGCAATCCCCAACAGGATTGAAAAGCCATGAACCCTAACCCGGTTTATGGTTTTATCTACCCATATTCGTCACAGTGACGTTTCTAGGGGTACTCCCAGTATGGGTCGCAGATAATACACGGCCTATAATGAGACCCCTACGAAAGGCATTACAATGATGAACCCCGTTAAGAAGATCAAGAACATCGACGCCGATACCAAGCTCGCTCTGTCGTTCGCCGCTATGTACGCTGGTGCAGCTGTAGTTACCATTACTGCAGTTGTTGCCGGCACCGTAGCTGTTGCGTACGGAGCAGCCAAGCTCGCCGACCATGTTACTGACGAAGATAACTGAGTCCCCATTCAACCCCCACTAGATCTACAAAGCCAAAACCCCACAAGGGTTATGGTTTTACTTCGCACTAATTACATGCCCTATAATGAGACCCCTACGAAAGGTATGTAATGAACACCGAAAAGATTGTTAAGGTCAAGAACCACATCCGCAAGAACCGTGCCAAGTACGCAGTTGCAGCCACACTCACCGTGTGTGTTGCGCTCCAGTACCGCATCGCTTCTTCGTGGAATGAGTTCTTGGACGAGAACGACATGCTCGACGAATTTTACGCCGACCCCGAATGAGTCACCAACCCATAAACCCTAACCCGGTTTATGGGTTTTCATATTTCATCCCTCGAAAGGACCTATCGTGAAGACCAAGAACTTCATCGCTCGTCACAAGATCAGCCTCTCCGTTGCCGCAGGTGCTGTCACCGGATTGCTCGCTCGGAAGCTGACAGTGAAAACTCGGAACGTCGCAGACGAAATCGTCGAGCTCTACATGACCCCTCAGCAAGTCTCGATGATGGTGTTCGAGGGCGGAGGGCATGTGCGTTTCAATACTCCTGCAGGGCAGATCAACGTCTCCATCATGGACGACTGATCAGGACGCGATTCCAAAATTCCCCCGCAGCATTTTTTCGATCAAACTTCATAAGGACACCTAAATGAACCTGAACAAGATTGCAGAGCAAGCTCAAGCGTTCTTTGTTGAGAATCGCGGACGGATGGGATTCAGCTACGGAGTCCTTGCCGGCGCAACCATCATGTACTGGCACCTCAAGAGTGCGAAGAACGAAACAGAGTTGGTGGTCACTGACGACGATGTTGTAAAGATGCTCGACGAGGATGTGATCGCAGTTTATCAGACCAAGTATGGTCCCATATTCATGGCCATGCAGAAAGAGATGATGGAAAAACCTGACGACGGGGGTAGCTAATGCTTAGGCAGTATCGAGAGATCACGAAGCTCACTATGTTGGGCGCTCTTGTAGTGGAGACGGCGATTCTTATTCGTATGGCTTATGCCATCAAAGAGCAGAATCTTACAATCACCACTCTTGAGAACGTTTCACGATATTACGTTGACATGCTTGATAAGAACGATGTTCCGCTCACGGACTACGACATCATCGCTCTCAACGCAATTCTAACAAAGCATCCGGCTATTCAGCTCGACACTGGAGAGTGATATTCTCTCATAGGGGTCTTGGTCTCGCAGAAATTACACGTCCTATAATGAGACCCCTATGAAAGGATTTAATCATGACCGAACTCCTGATCCCCGTCGTAATCGCCATCGCTCTGATCGCGCTTTACCTCGTGGCCCCGAAGATCGCCGGATACAAGACCAAGTAGCACCTCACAAACTCATAAACCCTAACCCGGTTTATGGGTTTTCATATTTGCTTAACAAGCCACCCACCTATCAAAGGATCATCATGCGTAAAGCAACACTCATCTTCTCCGCTCTCAGTTTCGTCACGTCGGTTGCCACTCTCGGTGTTCTGGCATTCGGAGCCAAGCGCGTGCACAATGATATTCAAGAAGTCCGAGCAAAGACGAACGATTCCCTTCAGAAGATGAAGGTCGCCATGCTCGACATCCAGATCTGACCCCTACGTCACTCATATTTGAAAGGCATTACAATGGAATCTCCCACCAGCAGCATCATCAACGGTTTCGCTTCAATGACTTTCCCGGCTCTCCTGGCAGTCATCCTCCTCGTCGGACTTCTGATGTTCGCATCGGCCATGTTCGTCATGCATATTCAGGCAACGCAGTCGAGGGCACATGTGAAGCACGCTCGCCGGCGCTTCCAGAACAACAGCGAGAAGGAAGACTTCTTCGACATGGTCACGCGCTTCCGTGACGAAATTCCCGCATAACAGAAAGGCAAGACATGAACACAGCACTTGACGTTCTTTGGTGGTTGTTGATTGGTCTCGGATTCCTCATCCTGACAGTCATCTGGGCGGTTATATTGGTCGCCTCGGTCACCACGATCATGCGTTTCATCCAGCAGTACAAGATCACCTCCGCTGAGATGGAGAAAGAAGAGCTTGGTGAGGACGAAGGCCCACCTCTCCGCTTCTAGCACAAAGTAGTTCCTGCTCGAGTCATATCCTAGGCTCAAGCACAGTTTTAGTGAACAATCACTACCCACATAGATAGGAAGACCATGAAAACCAGACTCTCTACCATGGCTGTCGCTATATTGACAGTCTTCTTGTTCTTTGGCAGCGTCGTTGCTCAAGGAGCTACTGTCGAAGATCTAATCACCGACGGATCCGTCTCCGAGGTAACCAAATCGGGGAATGATCGAGACGTCATCGAAGCAGCCATTGATGATGCCGTGATCATGATCCTGAACAACGGCACAGGTGCAAATGAAGGCGAGCGCTGGGCTGAGGCTTGGGTTGGTAACCGGAAGGCATATTTGGTCAAGTACGACCAAAGCTTCTGGCCTGCTGTACCCACAGAGAACCCGGATGCGCCTTGGTTGGCTCGTAAGATCGGATTGTTTGCGCCAACATACATCACCTCGAAGCTTGGTGCTATCGACAATAACCTTGCTTTGGCAAAGGCGATTCACGAGAGCGGAGACACCGAGGGCAAGACCTATATTTGGGTCGGCTTCTCACAAGGTGCCGACACTCTTGGTGATTCGGTTGAGCAGGCGTACGCACTCGGATATTTCGACCACGCTGGCAACACCAAGGTCATTATCGTGTCGGATCCCGGTAGCCCTTGGAGCATCAAGGGTTGGGCTAAGGATGAGACTGGTATTTTGGGTGAGATCATCACTACTCTCATCGGTATCGACAACAATGGTAGTCGGGATCCTGCGAAGACTGGTGATTTGGCTATCGATCAGATCATCGTTGTCGGAGATTCGGTTGCTAACTTCCAGTGGAACAACCTTCGTCCGGTTTCGTCACTAGTTGTCGGTTTGTCGGGCTGGGCTACTCTCCATGGAGGACCGAATCCTTGGTCAAGCAACAATCTGGATCTGCGTACTGTCGAAAACACTGTCGGACTTGATGCGCCTGTCTATCTGTACAGTGTTGAGGGTAACACCACGTACCGTATCTACGATGCGCCTCACCCGACAGCTATATTGCAGGCTCAGATCGAGCGTGATCTCGGGATTGTCCGTGATAAGAACGGGAATGGCACAAACGAAGACGAGTTCGTTGCTCGAGTTATGAAGCTGGATCCGAAGTATCAGAAGTGGTACGAGATCGAGAAGCCGACGGTTGACAACGCTCACGTTGACGTATATTCCGACCCGGATCGCCCTGTTGACACCACGCTGCCCACCATCAATGATGAAATCGTCGTCCCTGACGAGGTTGATAACGGACAGCAGACTGCAGTTGTTGAGGTTGACAACGAGCCGGTGGTTGAGACTCCTTCTGTTCCTGAGGAGGAGCCTGTGGTCGAGACCGAGACGGAATCTTTGCCGGAAACTGAATCGGAAGCTGTGGAAACAGAGTCTGATAGTGTGTCGACAACGGAGGAGACTTCTTCTGACGTCGATGCAGAGTCTGATACTGAGTCGACCACGGAAGATTCGTCTTCTGAAAGCGACTCGGAGTCGGACAGCGGATCCAGTCAAGAAGACTGATCAAAGTAAACAAGTCAATACACCAAATTCTAGTTCTGGAGAGAAATGCCTATATCTGATGTTGCGAAGTCCATCGAGAAGTTCGCACTCAACAATTCCCCTGCAATCCTGACGTCGGTAGCCGTTACAGGCACGCTGACCACTGCTGTACTGGCAGGACAGGCATCGTTCAAGGCAGCTCGACTCATCGCTGAGGAAGAGAACAAGCTCTTCGATGAGAAGCAAGAGATCCTGGAGAACAAGGAGAAGGTTCAGCTTGTCTGGACGCTCTATATTCCGACGGCAACTGCTTGCCTGACGACTGTGATGGCGATCGTCGCTGTCAATCAGATCGGATCTCGACGGACAGCTGCTATGGCTGCGGCATATTCCGTCACCGAGAAGGCATTCGGTGAGTATCGGGAGAAGGTCGTCACCAAGCTTGGTGAGAAGAAGGAGCAGGCGGTTCGCGACGAGATCGCACAGGACCGTGTGGATGCGAATCCTCCGACTCCGCAACAACTCATCATGGTTGGCGACACTGAGGTGCTGTGCTACGACCAGTTCAGCGGTCGATATTTCAACAGCACCATGGAGACGATCAAGCAGGGTCAGAACGACATCAACTTCCAGATCCTCAACGAGGGCTACGCCAGCCTCAATGATTTCTACGAAGCAATCGGACTCGAGCACCTGAATGTGGGTGACGAATTCGGTTGGTCGACTGACAAGAAGCTCGAAGTGAAGATCTCGACAGTCTTGTCCAAGGATTCACGTCCTTGCATTGCCGTCGACTACTACACGACACCGTTCAAGGACTACTACGTCAGTTACCCCCACTGACGGTCATATTCGAAAGGACCAGTACCCTAAGTGCACGACCACGAAGACGCACTCGAAACCGGCATCGATGAGCCGATCCACACGGATCCCGTAGTCCGCTCACGGATGTCCGAGTGCACCATCAGCACCTGTGAGCACGGGTGCAAGTACTACCATGACAGGAAGACCGGTCTCATGGTCCTCGGACACAACTCCAATTACGGATGCCGAGTGACACAGGCCGATATTCTCGAATCGAAGAGGAAAATCGATGCGTGACCCCTATCGCAATGTCAAAGACGAAGTGTATGTCCCTATGACGTACACGATCGGCAGCCTTGTGGACAAGAAGCACCACAGCGCTCTGGTCTTTCGAGCAAAGCAATCGTTCTTCGTAAAGAACTTGTCCGACGGTGTATCTCACATCGGAGAAGCATTCAAAGACTTGGCCGAAAGCATATCCAAGGCCTCGAAGAAGATGGGGCATTCTGATGTGTGACACATTCGACTGTCGAGATTGCAAACTCGAAGATCGTCTCACTGACATTGCGATGGGGACCAAACGTGTCTACACCAAGTCGACACTTCCTCCAAGCGATTCACCACTGGAGTACAACCGAGCAATTCATCTGAATCTGATGTCTTCCTCGCGTAGTCGTATGGGTAGCAGTCCATACTACGACTGAGTCTCGCAGAAATTACACGTCCTATAATGAGACCCCTATGAAAGGACATATCATGACCGAGAACATCGAAACCATCGTCATTACTGACGAGGAGATCGCTCCCACTCGCTTCGAGAAGATCAAGACCGCTGCAAAGCAGGTTGATCCGAAGGTGTACGGTGCTGCAGCAATTGCAGTCATCGCCGCCGTCGGATTCGCCGCCTACAAGCGGATCGAGAACTTCGAAGAGCGTGAGGAAGCTCGCCTCGCAGAAGCCGCGATCGAAGAGACCGCCGAAGTCTGACCAACCCTGGATCAGAATCCCGAAGCCGAAGAGCTGAGTACTAACACTACTTGGCTTTTCGGTTTTCATTTTTGACTGTTAACCCACCAGGCGCTAGGGACTGTAGTCTAACTAAACAGTTAGAGTCGGGAACTGGCGCGAAGAATTGGACACACCTTCTTCCTTCTCACGGGTGCGAGACGACTAAAGAGTCCGACGGGCGATGCCGTAGCGACTCCCTAGCGTCTGGTGGGTTAACAGTCATATTCCAACTATGTAAGGATTGTGATGGATAGTAAAGAATTCGAATCGGTCGTTGATGCGACGATACAACAAGTTCGAGACACGTTGATGGCCAAGACTGCCGAGTATGTGCCCGAGGGTGAGCCTTCTCGGTTCCACAACTTCGAAGTGTCGGCTGCGTTCAACCAACAGCTCTCGACCGAGGCTTTGTGGGGATTTCTCACGAAGCATCTTGTCAGTCTCTCGGACATGGTCAAGACCGAGTCTTCCGACGCTTCTATCTTGAGGTGGGAAGAGAAGATCAACGACTCGATCATATATTTGCTCCTTCTCAAGGGCATCGTGGTCGAGAACGATGAGCTTGCTGCTAAGAAGCAGTCCATCAAGCAGGAAACTATCGGGGTAGAGGCTCAGCGCAAAGCGCCGTCTATCGTGCTGCACACCCAAAATCCGTAACACCAAATCTGGCAACACCAAACAAGGAGTAACACAACTATGTTGAAGCAGTCTGTCTCGTACACCGATTTCGATGACAACGAGTGCGTCGAGACGCTATATTTCAACCTCACCAAGACCGAGCTCACCGACAACCTGAACATGAAGGAAGAGCTCGAGAAGATCCAGCAGGACTTCACCGGTCAGCCGCATCGGAATCTCGAGACCCATGAGATCCAGCGGATCCTCGACCTGGTCAAGACGTTCATGCGTCTGTCCTATGGTATTCGCAGTGAGGACGGCAAGCGCTTCATCAAGACGCCTGACCTCTGGACGGAATTCACTCAGACCGCAGCGTATGACTCGTTCCTGTTCGGCCTCTTCGAGGATCCGTCAAAGGCTCTGGCCTTCATGACCGGCATCCTGCCCAAGGATCTCCGCTCGCGGGCACTCGAGGAAGCTAACAAGGCAAACGGTGGTCGAGACGTTATTCGTCAGGCCGAGATTCAGGCAGCACAGGCGGAGCAGACCAAGAAGGCTGAGGAAGCCCAGGCTGCGAAGTTGAACGTTGTCGAGTTGCCGGAAGACAAGCCTGTCCTCGGACCGAATCCGTCCAAGGAAGAGTTCGACGCCTACCTTGAGTGGATGAACAAGCAGTAACACCACGGTTGGTATGGGGGCTTGGCAAGGGTTTGTTCCGTAGGGGTCCGAACCTCTATTCCGGATGCCAAGCTTAAACGACAACCGAAGGCTGCCAACGCGGCAAACGTGTGCCCTCCATACCACACATATTTCTGCAACAACCAACAAATTAGGAGTACAAGATGATTGCAGCAACCCCGAAGAACGCGCTTGACAAGGTCAAGGTTCATATTCAGGAGAACAAGAAGGTCTACATCGTTGGTGGTGTCTGTCTGGCCGCTGGTCTCGTGGGAGGTGTTCTGATTGTCAAGGGGCATCAACCCCCGCCCATCAAAGTTCAGCCCAAAATCAATCAGATCTTGAGTTGGAAGCCCGAAGCGAAGCTCGAGGTTTATATCGAGGCTCTGGGTGATCCTGGAAACATCATTCAGGACACGACTACCGGGACGATCTACGCGAGTCAAGGCGAAGCCGCTCGTGCACTTGGAGTATATCCTGCTCGAATTTCTGAGCACTTGGCGGGAAAACTCGAACATGTACAAGGCCACGTTCTTCAGAACTTGGGAAAAGCGATAGTCGCAGATTAAACACGTCCTATAATGAGAACCCACTTAGCGTAAATCGCTAACCCTTGAGTCGCTCCTTTAGGAGAGGCCATACTTGAGCACTGATCTCTGTTTGGAAGGTATACAGCTGATAAGTGGGTTCTCATATTTCTCTGCCCCAACACAAAGTGAGGTAACAAGATGGCAGAAGGAACTTGGGTGTGTAATGACTGCACTCACTCGCACATGCATTTGGAGACGGGATGCTTCTGTGGATGTAAAGGCGTCTTCGAACAGAAGGTTGAGGTTGTCCGTAGGTATATTCCCACTGACGAGTTCAACGAAACATTCTCTACATTCGCCGATCGTGTAGATCACGGATGCGTTCTGCAGATTGAGACCGACCACCGATTCCGATTCTTAACCACAAACGGCACACTAGTTATAGTGTCGAACAGTGACGTTTGGGAGCGATGACTCGCACCAAATACACGTCCTATAATGAGACCCCTATGAAAGGACCAAAGCCATGCTGAATCTGAACACGATCAAGCTCGTCACCTCGACGATTGTTGGCCTCGGAACTACGAAGATCATCACCACCATCATCAAGAACAACGTGGACCCACAGAATGCTGTTGACGCCGTCACCATCACTGCTGGTTCATTCGTCCTTGGTGGAATGGTGGCTGATGCATCCAAGCAGTACACCGACAAGACAATCGACAACATTGCCGATGCCATCAAGAACCTGAAGAAGCAAGAAGCAGAGACCAACTGACATACGCTCTTAAGCTGTAAACCCATATCCTTGGGTTTTCAGTTTTGCCACAACTAAGGTTTGAGGAAAACACACTATGGATGAGCAGTACCCCAGCAACAGTAATAAAGTGCAAACCAATCCGGTGGCGCCCAAGAAGGCTGAAGCAAATCAAGAGAAGAAGCCTGAGAAGAAGGTCGAGCAGATCACGACCAATTCGGTAGTTCGAAGGAAGAAGCCTTTGATGAAACGCTTCTCTGAAAGCTTCGTGGGTGGAGATGCTCAGAGCGTCGGTGCTTATATTGTGGCCGATGTGCTCTTGCCGGCAGCCAAAGACATGGTTGCTGACGCAGTCTCACAGGGCATTGAGAAGATGCTCTTTGGAGAAGCGCGTGCACCAAGAAGCCGTCCCGCAGGGAATCGAGGAGTCGGTGGAGTCGGATCCCACATCAGCTACAACCGATTCTCAGGTAACTCACAGACGACACGTCCTGGAGCACCCAAGCCGATCAGTCCTCGAGCACGAGCCACGCATGATTTCGATGAGATCATTCTGGCAACGAGGGCTGAAGCTGAAGAAGTGATCGACAACCTATATTCTCTCGTTGGTGACTATGATGTTGCCACTGTCTCGGATCTGTACGGGATGGTGGGACAGACTGGTAACTACACTGACGAGAAGTGGGGCTGGTCCGATCTGCGTGGGACTTCCATCTCTCGAGTCAAGGGTGGATATTTGCTCGATCTCCCACGTCCGCAGTTCATCGACTGATGCACGACAGCAAGTCATATTTCGACCCAATCAAATTCTGAAGGAGTTCAAAGATGCTCAACAACATTATCGCAAACGCGAAGAACAGCAAGGCTCTCGGGTCCGTCCTGGTGCAGGTGCAGAAGTCCAGCCCGAACACTCTCTTCGCTGCCGGCATTGTCGGTGTCGTGGGAACTGTCGTTCTCTCGTCCAAGGCAACCCTGAAGGCCGTCGAGGTCAACAAGGAAACCAAGAACATGCTCGAGCAGATCAACGGTCTCGAACATGACGATTACTCGGACAAGGACCGAGTCCGTGACAAGGCGGTTCTATATTCACAGACTGCAGTCACCTACATGAAGCTGTACGCACCGACTCTGGTTGTCGGGACGCTCTCGATCGCCTGCCTGACTCAGTCTCATCGGGTTCTCACTCAGCGCAACATGGCTCTGGGTGCTGCATACGCCGGCGTCGAGAAGGCTCTGAACGGATACCGAGAGCGCGTCATCGCTGAGGTCGGACCGGAGCGGGAGGCCAAGATCTGGCAGCCCGTCGAGAAGGTCGACGTGATCGATGCCGAGGGCAAGAAGTCCAAGATCGAGGTTCCGACTGAGGAGGGTGGCTCTCCCTACAAGGTCCTCTTCGACGAGAGCAATGTGAACTGGAACAAGGCACACGAATACAACCAGCTCTTCCTGAATGCTCAGCAGAACTACGCAAATGATCTGCTCCGCGCCAAGGGTCACGTGTTCCTGAACGATGTGCACGACATGCTGGGTCTTCCCCGTACCAAGGCCGGCCAGATCGTTGGTTGGGTCATGGATGGCGAGGGTGACAACTACATCGACTTCGGCTTCTTCCGCAACATCCACGAGGGCATGCGTTTCGTGGCGGGAGACGAGCGGTCGATCTGGCTCGACTTCAACGTCGACGGCAACGTTCTCGAACTGCTCTAAGGAGTTATATTCATGAGCGCAAGTCGATTGAGCAAGGAAAGTGTAGTGGCGCTGACGACCTCGGGTATCTCCTTGGTCGTTGGCACGCTCATTGGTCATATTTGGACCAAACGATCTCTGACTGATAAGTACGAATCGCTGATCTCCTCGGAGATTGCAAAAGCGAAAGCGTTCTACAGTCAGCGCAACAAGACAGGTGAGTACGCGGATCCTGTCAGTCTTGCGGAGGAACTGATCGGCAATGACGTTGATACCGTCGAAGTCGATGAGTCAAAGATCGAGCCCGATGATTCCTTCTTCGATGACGAAGGGGATGACGATTATATTATCGTCGAGGGCAAACCATTCCGCGAGATGATTGATCCCGAAGATCGGATCAACTACAGCAAGTTCTCACAGGAATACAGTGGTCCCGCCGTGGAAAGAGAAAAAGCAGTCGAGAAGCCGCCTCAGATTGAAGACGGTGAGAGCATGGAGGAGTACGAGCGACGTCTCATGGAGGCTGCTCACAACCAAGTCCAAGCTGTCATTGACGAAGTCGAGTCGGAGTCAGGTCACTTGAGAGAGGAGGAAAACGTGGTAAGCAACGTATTTGACACGAATGGTGTGGACGCGATGCAGGTCTCTCGTGATGCAGTGCGAGAACCAGGTCGCCCCTACATCATCACAGTCACCGAATTCACTGACAATGAGCTCGGATACGGACAGAACTCTATCGCATATTACGCAGGAGACCATGTCCTAGCGGATGAGCGAGATCAGCCGATTCCGAATCTGGACAACATTATCGGTGAGCGCAATCTTCGATTCGGTGACGGATCCGGAGACGCCAACGTGGTGTTCATTCGAAACGATGCTCTCAGCGTCGACTTCGAAGTCTGTCAGTCTCTTGGTACGTACGCTGAGGAAGTTCTCGGTGTCGCACCCAAGGAGAACAGGCGGAATCGACCACGATGACTACGAAGCCGCTTGATGAGCTATATTTCCAATGGCTCTACGCTCAAGTGGCTCGGGTCGAAGTGAGGAACCTGGCTAAGTCGTACTGGCGCCTGCTCTCGATATTACACAGGACCGAATTCGTATGGTTGATCGCTAACGACGACAATCGTATGGAGGATGGTCGTGATCTCCGACAAGAGTTCGTACTTGAGTGCGAGCTTGAGCAACCCGATGATGAGTGGATGCATATTGGGTGCTCGATGCTGGAGATGTGTATTAGCTTGAGCAGGCGCCTGTCCTTTGAGGACGAGGAGGAGCACGACACAACGGCCGATTGGTTCTGGCACCTGATGGCAAACATCGGAGTGCGGGTCTTCACTGATCGAGAGCTACAGAGTGATCAAAAGGAAGCCTACGTAAGCCATATTCTGGAGGAAGTCATTTGGAGGAACTATCATAGCAACGGGAGAGGGGGTTTGTTCCCTCTGAGGGATCCACACGAAGATCAACGTAATGTTGAGTTGTGGTACCAACTGTCAAGTTACCTCATGGAGGGACACTCGGCCCTGTGACGGGTCTCGAATTGTAGAAAAGAGTTTTAGTGGACTTCTATGCTATCGGTGTACGTGAAATCGAGAAAGGCGGCAAGAAGGGCACGCTGGAGGTATATCCTGACTACCTGGTCAAGCGCTCAAAGGATCTGATGGTTCGTGGTCGAGCCTTCTATGCGATCTGGGATGAGAAAGCTGGCTTGTGGTCTACGGACGAGTACGATATTCAGCGTCTTATGGACGAGGAGCTTCACGCCAAAGCTGACGAGCTCGAAGCGAAGAACGGTGTAAGGCCTGCCGTTCGTAGTCTCTCTTCGTTCGGAACGAATTCTTGGAGTCAGTTTCGAAAGTATCTACAGAACATCAGCGACAATAGTCATCAGCTTGATGATCACATGGCCTTTGCAGACACTCCAGTCAAGAAGAGCGATTACATCAGCCACAGGATGTCATATTCTCTTCAACCTGGAGACCACAGTGCATGGGACGCATTGCTCGACAAGCTGTACGACCCTGAGGAGAAGGCAAAGATCGAGTGGGCGATCGGCGCTATAGTCTCGGGCGATGCCAAACGGATTCAGAAGTTCCTTGTTCTTTATGGATCCGCTGGCACCGGTAAGTCAACCATATTGAACATCGTGCAGAAGTTGTTCGAAGGTTACACAACTACATTCGAGGCCAAGGCTCTCGGTATGACGAGTGGATCATTCGCTACTGAGGTGTTCAAGAACAACCCATTGGTTGCTATCCAGCACGATGGTGATCTCTCGCGGATTGAAGACAACACCAGGTTGAACTCAATCATATCTCACGAAGAGATGACTATGAACGAGAAGTACAAGCCCAGCTACACGTCACGGGTTAATGCTTTCTTGTTCATGGGTACCAACCAGCCTGTTCGGATCTCTGATGCTAAGAGTGGTATCATCCGACGCTTGATTGATGTCAAACCAAGCGGTAGGACGTTCCCTCCGAATGAGTATCACAGTCTGATCACCAAGGTGGACTTTGAGATCGGTGCAATTGCGCATCACTGTCTCGAGGTCTATCGGTCAATGGGTAAGAACGCATATTCTGGGTACCGACCCAAAGAGATGATGATGCAGACGAACGTGTTTGTCAACTATGTTGAAGACCAGTTCGACTTGTTCAAGTCTCAGGACGGTACAACTCTGAAACAGGCATATACTCTGTACAAAGAGTACTGTGATAGTACAGGCATTGATAAGCCGCTTCCGCAGTACAAGTTCCGCGAGGAGCTTCGTAACTACTTTGATCAGTTCGCTGACCGCGTAACTGTGGAAGGACAATCCGTGCGCAGTGTCTATTCAGGATTCCAGACTGATAAGTTCACCACAGCAATGCCTGAGGTCGAAGAAGATATTTCAAAGCTGGTTCTAGACGAGTCCGAATCCCTACTCGATGACTTGTTCAAGGACCAGCCTGCTCAGTACGCGAGCAATGATATTCCGAAGAGTAAGTGGGTCAACGTCAAGACGACTCTCTCAGACATCAAAACTTCGGAAGTGCACTTTGTCAAGGTTCCCAAGAATCATATTGTCATCGACTTCGATCTTGTCGGAGAAGATGGTAACAAGTCCTTGGACATGAATCTGAAAGCTGCTTCTGAATGGCCGGCGACCTATACCGAGCTGAGCAAGAGCGGCCAGGGTGTGCATCTTCATTACGACTACACGGGTGCTGATGTTGAGCTTCTGGATCAGAACTATGCAGAAGGCATTGAGGTAAAAGTATATTCCGGCGACAGCTCATTGCGACGCCGCGTCAGCAGGTGTAACAATGTTCCCGTTGCGCCCATATCCAGTGGACTACCGCTGAAGGAGAAGAAGGTGCTTTCTAACAACACGATCCAGAGCGAGAAAGGATTGCGTGACCTGGTAGAGCGGAACCTCCGAAAGGAGATCCATCCAGGCACCAAGCCCTCGATCGACTTCATCAAGAAGATCTTGGACGATGCTTTCCGTGAAGGTCTCGAGTATGACCTGACCAACATGCGTCCTCGGATCCTGGCATTCGCCAACAACTCATCGAATCAGGCGCTCGTCTGTCTCAAGACGGTGCAACAGATGAAGTTCAAGAGCGATATTTCTGCCAGCGACAAAGCAGTCGGGCCGCAGGATCATGGGCTACCCCCGCAGGAGATCAAGGATGATCGACTCGTCTTCTTCGACGTGGAGGTCTACCAGAACCTGTTCCTCATCTGCTGGAAGTTCGAAGGCGAAGGCGCGAGCATCGTCAAGATGATCAACCCTAAGCCGGCTGAGGTCGAGGCTTTGTTCAAGCTCAAGCTCGTGGGCTTCAACAACCGTCGGTACGACAACCATATTCTGTACGCGGCATTCATGGGGTACAACCCTATGCAGCTCTACGTCTTGTCGCAGAAGATGATCGCTGAGAACAACCGTGGAGCTCTCTTCGGCGAAGCGTACAACCTCAGCTATGCGGATATTTACGACTTCAGTTCCAAGAAGCAGGGGCTGAAGAAGTTCCAGATCGAACTGGGTATCACGCACCAGGAGATGGAGATCCCTTGGGATCAACCGGTTCCTGATCAGATGTTCGAGAAGGTTGTCGAGTACTGCTGCAATGACGTGATGGCTACCGAGGCTGTGTTCAATGCTCGGAAGCAGGACTTCGTTGCTCGGCAGATCCTTGCAGACCTGAGTGGGTTGTCTGTCAATGAGACTACGCAGAAGCACACTGCGAAGATCATATTTGGCAATGATCGTCAGCCTGCGAAGAGCTTCGTCTACACGGATCTCAGTGAGCAGTTCCCGGGCTACAAGTTCGAGGCCGGCAAGTCCTTGTACAAGGATATTGACCCGAGTGAGGGAGGTTACGTCTACGCAGAGCCTGGTATGTATCAGAACGTTGCTGTTCTGGACGTTGCCTCGATGCATCCTTCAAGCATCATTGCTCTGAATCTGTTCGGTGATGAGTACACTCCGAACTTCAAGGATCTTCTGGACGCTCGTATCGCCATCAAGCGTGGTGAGTACGATCGTGCCAAGAAGATGCTGGATGGCAAGCTCAAGCCATATTTGAAGGACGAGAAGGATGCAGTTGCCTTGTCGTATGCTCTGAAGATCGTGATCAACATTGTGTATGGTCTCACGAGTGCGAAGTTCGACAACGCATTCCGTGACGTACGCAATCGCGACAACATCGTGGCGAAGCGTGGTGCTTTGTTCATGATCGATCTCAAGGAGTTCGTGGAGAGCAAGGGTTTTGAAGTCGCACACATCAAGACGGACTCGATCAAGATTCCGAATGCGACTGATGAGATCATCAAGGAGGTGTTCGACTTTGGTGCGAAGTATGGGTATGACTTCGAACATGAAGCTACGTACGATTCCTTCTGCTTGGTAAACGACGCAGTTTATATTGCTCGTAAGGGCGATAGCTGGGAGGCAGTTGGTGCCCAGTTCAAGCATCCGTATGTGTTCAAGAAGTTGTTCTCCCATGAGGAGGTCACCTTCAATGATCTGTGTGAGACGAAGAACGTTGTCCAGGGTGCGATCTACTTGGATCTGCATTACGACACGCCTGAGAATCCCACACCGATCAGTGACATGCAGTTCGTCGGTAAGATTGGCCGCTTCGTCCCGGTTGATCCGGGTAACGGTGGCGGAGTTCTGTACCGAGTCAAGGATGACAAGGCGTATGCGGTTACGGGTACTCGGGGTCACTTGTGGGTTGAGGCTCACATTGCAGAAGGACTTCCGAATGACGCAATCGATCATTCATATTTCGAAGAGTTGGTTGAGAAGGCGTTCGAGCAGATCGAGTTCTATGGTCCGTTCAACGACTTGTTCAGCGAGGAACAGTTGCTTTCTTTCGACATGTCGTCTCGTGAGATGTGTCCTTAGGCGATCCCCGAAAGAACGTAGATCTGACACGATCCGTGTCAAAGAGAATGTTATATTCTGACTCTTATAGGGAGATGTAAGAATGTCAAACAGGACTGAATCGAGGCGGGCAATGCGACTGCCGAACCCGCCTGTTCCGATGACGTCATCGATCTTGATGGCATATTTGGAAACCATGGCTGACTCGCACAACATCGAGTACGAGCCGGTCATGATCAACGGAGAAGAAGTCGTCAACGCGAAAGTGGTTGACGGTCGAGTCGTCCTGCAGACTTACAAGGACATGCTCGATGAGAATCCTCCCTGCAAGCATCACAACCCTGTCCAGCATCGAGACGGTAAACCTCCGTGGTGTTACCTCTGCCGTCTCACTACAGATTGGAAGAACCCACATGGGAAGGCATCGTAAGAAAGACGGTGAACCGCGCTCTCCATTTTTCATGGGAAGCGTGCATGACGACGAATCGGTTGCTCGGCATTCCTTGAGTGACGATCATCCGGACGTGAAGGTCGTTGAGAACTCATATTCGGTGTGGCGTGAGCCTGTCGCTGAGTGACGATCTGGAGGACCTTGTTAGTGCGGTGCCGGCCCATGCTCGTCCTAGTTGGGATGAGTATGGCTTGGCGTTGGCAAGTGCAGCAGCTACCAGAGCAGACTGTACTCGACGCAAAGTCGGCGCCGCACTCATGGCCTCCGATCATTCGATTGTGGGCACTGGCTATAACGGTGGACGCTCGAAAGGGTTGTCCTGCCTCAAAGGCGAGTGCCCCAGGGGTCGTTTGACGCACGCTCAGCTTGTGTTAGACAGTCCGTATGACACGGGTGGTGGTAAGTGTGTTGCTCTACATGCCGAGTGGAACATCATGCTCAGAGCTTCGTGGGATCAACTCAACGGATCCACGCTCTACATCACCGAAGAGCCGTGTCATATTTGCAAGAACCTCATTGGCGGTACCAACATCGCACGGGTCATGTGGCCTGATGGTGTGTGGGACCGAGTTGATGAGGAGAACAACGTCTTGATGGACGAGAACCAATTCAAATTGTTCTAACAAAGTAGAAGGAGATTGTCATGGATGACTCGGAGCTCGACAAGACCATATCCCATCATCCCGCCGGAACCAAGCGACGTCACCCCAACATCCCTACGTTGGAGGAGATCGCTGAGAAGCGACGTGTTGCTGCGAATCAGAAGCAGATTGTCCTTGCACGACAGGCGAATGCTCTGAAGTTGTACAAGGTTTTCAGCCGGCGTCTCGAAGTGTTTCGAGAGCATGAGGAGCTGCTTGACGAGCTCGAGTTGACTGTGAGACAGATCAACGACGCCGAAGAGCGCATCAACGACAGCGAGCCCAATGGGTGAGACCGAGTCGGCAATAGCCGCAATCATATCTGCTCTGGCTAAGAGATTAGGCAGAGAGCCAACTGAAGACGAAGTTTACAACTTCATCATGGGCGACTCATCGACCCAAAACTATATCTGGAACAAGGAGAACAACTAAGATGGCTCAGAACGACGGACAGCTCATGATCGAGAATGCTCGCATCATCTTCCGCAACTTCGCTGGCAAAGAAGGCATGTACAACGCAGAAGGCGATCGGAACTTCTGTGTGCTCCTCGAGGATGATCTCGCTGCAACCTTGGAGAAGGACGGCTGGAACATCAAGACGCTGAAGGCTCGGGAAGAGGGCGACACTCCTCAGCCCTATATTCAGGCGTCGGTCAAGTACCGCGGACGGAATGGCAACACGGTGCGTCCGCCGACCATCGTCATGATCACGTCCAAGGGCCGTACCTCTCTGTCCGAGGAAGAGTGCGAGATCCTGGACTGGGTCGACATCGCCAACGTGGATCTGATTCTGCGTCCGTTCGAGTGGGCGGTGAATGGCAAGAGCGGCGTCAAGGCATATTTGAAGTCGATCTACATCACCATCCAGGAAGACGAACTGCAGCTGAAGTACGCAGACGTGCCCGAGATCGGCATGGACCAGACCCCTCAGATCGAGTCGGGTCAGCCACCATTCGATCCCCCATACGACACCATCATCGACGGTGAGGTCGTCAATGAGCAGCAAGCCATCGAGAGCTGACATTTAGCTCAGCCTGTCAACAACCATATTTTAGAGGAGTAACTATGACTACCGTTCTCGATTCCACTGTCGATGTTGAACCGAATGTGTTGACCTTCGAAAAGATCAAGCCAGGGGCACCGAAAGACACGTTCGTTCACTACTGGGTCCTGAAGGATCCGGAGAACGAGATCATTGCCGATTCATCCTTCTACTTCGAGTCGAAGGAACTTGCCATGGAAAACTGCGTGGAAGTATTCGGAACTGCTCTCGCACTCGGACAGCACATCGTGAAGGGTAAGGCTGACGAAGAGCTCTTGAAGAAGGCGCTCTCTGAGTAGAAGGATATTTGTGTGGGGGTGGGTTCTGGGAATCTAGGGGATAGTTCCTAGCACCTGCCCCCACTAGCTCCAACCATATTTGTAGACCCCTATCTAGGAGACAATCCTTACATGAGCGAGAACAAGACCTATGTCCACTTCTACAAGACTGTCAGGAACATTGACAATCCGAGTGGAGAGATGGTCGATGGTGAGCCTGTCCAGGTGTCAAGGACGGTATATTCTTGGTACCTTCAGAAAGCCAATGGGATGAGACTGGAGTTGGGTAAGGCTCCATTCAATTCGCCAGGGGAAGCGATCGATTCTGCAGTGAGCATTCTGGGTGAAGGGTTTTGGAACTCTACCAACTTCGTCATTACAGAGAGTTGGTACAATCACCTGCTCTACGGGCACGCTCTTGAAGGTAACAAAGAATCATATTCCCCAGAAGACTACGACTTGACAAAGGATGAAGCGTTAATGAGTGAAGACGATCACACAACAGTTACCAGCGATCTGGTTGTGGATCTGGTGCAGAGGGCAGGATCCGACGAGATGATCTGCCAAGCGGCACGAGTCTCTACCCTGGGTGCAGAGTCGCTGGAAACGGAAGAGTCGGCAGGTCTGATCAACTTCCTGATGAAGAACAGGCACGGCTCTCCATTCGAGCACGGTCTGATGACGTTCCGAATCACTGCGCCTATATTTGTGTGGCGTGAGTTCATGCGTCATCGAGTCGGCTTCTCGTACAACGAGCAGTCCGGGCGCTACATGGAGCTGGATCCTCTGGCTTATATTCCGGATCCCGAGCGTCCCTTGATCCAGATCGGTAAAGCTGGCGCCTACGAATTCGTACCAGGCTCACCTGATCAGTATGAGATCGTGATCGAACAGTTGTGTAAGGCATACGATCAGGCTTGGTCGTCTTACCACACCATGCTCGATGCCGGCATTGCCAAAGAGATCGCTCGGATCTGTCTGCCTGTTGCGACATATTCTACGGCGTATGTCACATGCAATCCGCGGTCTCTCATGAGCTTCCTGAGTCTCAGGACGAAGCATGAGGGATCCACATTCCCGTCTTACCCACAGTACGAGATCTCTGCTGTAGCCAACAAGATGGAATCTATATTTGCCGAGCTGTTCCCCACCACGCACGCTGCGTTCAACAAGAACGGGCGGGTATCACCCTAGGAGACAAGCATGGCTGATAAAACCCCAGTGGTTACAACACTATACTGTCCACGTTGTGACCGAAAGTACACCAGTAAGAAAGATGAGTCCTATAAGAAACTGATGGACAGACTCATCAAACATGTAGCTCAACAACATCCGGACCACGACCCAATGTGGTACGACACGTACCCGACTCCGGTGTAGAGCTATATTTGGCATGACCGCGCTATTGTAGTCAAACACCTACTTGAAAGTTGACTAATCTAATGACATACACTACCGAAACTCCCGCGGAGGATTCTTCGACTCAGTCTGTGCTCAAGACGCAGACATTCCAGCGGAAGCCTTTCCAGGTCGAAGCTGTACAGATCACTGAAGAGAACTTCGAAATGGTCGCTGACTGGTGTGGCGGCTCTATCGTGACTGCCCAGGAACCTCAGCACAAGCAGCTGTTGCCTGGTGAGCCGAAGCGATTCATTCAGGTCTCTGTGACTCGTCCACTGACCAAGCGTCAGACCGAGGCATACGTCGGAGACTGGATCCTCTTCGCATCCAAGGGCTACAAGGTTTACGCCAACCGCCCATTCCTCAAGAACTTCGAGGAGATCCCGCAAGAGCTGTTCGTGACTGACGCTCCGGTCCAGGAACCGGTGGACGAGTCGTGAGCGATATTTCGGAGGAGACAGATCTCGAGGTCATTCGACTCGGGGTTGGTCGTCCTCCCAAAGCGCAATGCTCTTGTGGGTGGGAAACTGAACCGACGGAGAACCTATTCGATCTAGGTGTCGCCGCTTTTGACCACTCTGCCGATACGGGTCACGTACTCCGTAAGCACGACGCAGAAGAGTAAACCATATTCTCTTGAAGGGGCGTAAGCGATGACTTGCGCCTCTTCTTGAGGTTGTGGAGGAAAGGGTTTGAATGTCCGCAAAGAATACCAAGATCATCTGGATCCGATTCCTGGCAGTTGTTGTTGCCATCGTTTCGGTTCTCGTGTTCCTTGCCTTGTTCTTCATCGATTACGGTGACGGGACAGAGGCGTGTCACAAGCTAGGAGGAACTACTTGGGACTACGGACAACACTGCGTTATCGGCGACTTCGAGGTCGTTGACACCAACTAACACATATCTAGGACCAACGATGAGAGCGTTCATAAGAGAGATCAAGAGTGACAAACTATACATGTTGTTAATTATCAACGTGTGTCTTTCGATCGTCTTGGCCATTCTGTTGGTTATCGCGTTCCTAACGCTTTAACATCTCACAAGCCATCCCAACTATATTTAAGGACAAACTATCATGGCAAGCAACAAGCGTAAGTACGGACTCTTCAACTTCATCGTTGACATCACTCTCAGTCTGCTCACCGGTGGACTGTGGCTCATCTGGATCTTCTGCCGCGAGATGCGTCGCTGATCTATATTTCTGCCAACCTCAAAGTGTAAGGACAAAGTAATGGCAAAGATGGTCTTCCGTGAGTCGATACGAGTCGAGCCAACACCTCAAGCTGTGCTCATTGGGCAAGCCAGAATTCTCCACATGGCACAGGGGCGTACCAACAAGAGCCGAATCGATATTTGGTTCGAGGTCGATGCTGAAGAGCGGACTTTGGAAGAAGCTGCTCGCTATGTATTCGCAGTCCCAACTGGCAGTCGAATCGCTGACGACTACGTCTATCTGGGCACTGTCGTGATGGACGACGACCTGGTCTGGCATATTTACATGGAAGGTGAGTTGGCAAGTGTCGAACAACTTCATCCTCGTTGATCTGAAGCACAAATTCCATTACACATTCGTAGTAGTGGACGAGCGCAAATCAGTTGAAGTTCTACGTGGACACACGAATCTGGCTGGTCTCAATGAGATCCTGACCAAATTCACCACGATGGATGCTGATCTGAAAGAAAGATTCAACGATCTACTGGAGGAATCTCGATACGCTGAGTATGGCGCTTACACTGAGAACGACATGCCATATTCTATCTACGCCAGCTATCTAGCGGATCCTCAAAAGACTCGCTCGCCAATCAGCAAGATCATAGAAGAGGTGTGACATGGAGTATGCATTCACAGTGACGAACGAGAAGCTCGACTTCGTCATCATTGAAGGCAGGACAAACAGCACTGGTCTGAACGCAATCCTCAAGCGATTCGCTGGTCTGGCTTACCCGACTCGTGCAGCTCTCATGCATGAGTTGCTGGAGAACAAGGTAGCCAACCACAAGGGCGTGAGGGACAGCGAGCACCCATATTCTGTGCACATGCAGTATGTGGGGACTCTTGTCTGAGACTGCTGAGATCGTCAGGACAGAACGGTACAAGACCTTCTTCATCAGCTTCGAGCTCGACATAACCAAAGTCGGGGTTGAGTTTGAGTTGGAGTCTTACACTCGGTTCTTGAATGTTGAATTCGATGAGAAACAAGACAACCTTGTGCACTTGCGATTCAATCATCAGACGAAGTGGCCGAACTGTCCTGGCGATCTGCCAACATCATATTTGGTAGCTGGTAGAGGTTACAAACCTCAACCCGGTTACAAGAGGATCAAAACTTTCTTCACAAGCGATGGTCTCATGTGGAAGATCTACGCTGGACGACCCAAAGTGAAAGCGAATTTAGAATGTCCAACTCCAGATGTAAAAGTGTCAGTCTCGAAACCTCCTGTAACAGAGGAGACCCCGAACCTTCTATATTCGACAGGAGTATGGTAAAGCTGTCCGCAACGCTCACATGCGCTTGTGGTCATAAGACCGTGACAACTGCCAACGTTCGTCAGGACGTGTTGATGCGACCTGATCTATTAGCCAGGGCAGACCAAATGATCTACGAAACTGCTATGGACTTGCAGGCCCTGCACGAACAGAAGATGATGGGGGACTGAGATGCCTGTTGATCACACGCACATGCCGATGGAGATGACTACTGAGGTCAACTCTACACCTGGTAAGATGCAGAACTACGCTTTGATCTCGCTATATTTGCCGTGTCTGTGTGGCTATCAGACAGCCGTTCAGACAAAGGTGGGGTTGAAGGACACGCTGGACGATACCATGGCTGACGAGCTGATACAGACGCTCTCAGAGGCGGCTGTGGCTCTTCACTTCCTACATGAGAAGAGAGTTCGTTGCAGTACGTCGTAGATCTTGAGCGTGTACGTGACATAGCTGTTGCAATCCCTTGTGCGGCTATATTCACAGTCACGTGTCTACCATTCCTCATTGTGGTTGTTGCTCGAGATGAGTACAAGCACGGTGTTCGGAAGAGACAAAAAGAACAGAGGTGATGTGTAGTGGTTGCGCACTGAGCACGCATATTTTTCACACCCTATAGTGAGAGGCTACTTGGCTTCTCACTTTAGCGGAAGGTCCGACCATGAATGAGAAAGTGTCAGAACACGATGACATCGATGCTCTATATTCTGATGTCAGTCCTCCTGTTGACTTGGGTCGGCAGCAAAGCTCTCACTTTCGTCGCTACAAGGAAGTCTACCTCGTCTTCGGACTTGTCGGTGGACTAGCTCTAGGAGCTGGAATCCTTGTGGGTGGCGTTCTGGGTGCTCGAGGAGCAAAAGCCATATTTGACGAGTCGAGTGTGGTCTTGGATGCGACAGACGGAATTCTCTATGCGAACCCAATGCAGGCGGCTCATCGTCTGGATGCGGATCCCAAGGGAGTTACCAGTCTGATCAGTCATGCGTCACATGGAACTGTCAACGGTCACAAGCTGGCCAAGGTTGCAGCTCACACGTCGTGATGCACATGGAGTGTGGGTCCGGGCTTAGGCATATTCTGCTTAGGCTCGGATCCACCCTTCGCATTCTAAAAATTCGAAAGGATTGACATGAAGACCAAACACATCAACAGTCTGTATTCGTATGAGGTGCAGATCACAGATGGTTACGAGAAGCCAGTCATCGAATGGGTCCGGCTGCGGGAGCGTGGAGTCGTTGCCATGCTCGAGACCATGTGCGGTGCTACTGAAGAGCAAGTCGATGAGTTCTTGCTGAAGGTGGAGGACGACAACTCTGCCTCATTCCGAGGGCGCATCGACCCGTTCTATATTCTGTTTGCCATCAACAAGCAGTGAGGATCTTGGATGAAGGAATTCAAGCAGACTCGATTCCAATCTCTGGACAAAGCAACAAGCCGAATCCACAGATGGCGTGGTCACAGACAAGAGCGTTTCGCTTGTGGGCCATGCATCGACGGCTGGCAGGCCTACGCCATATTCTGCAACTGTGGAACAAGGTTCTCAATAGTCGTTTAGACGTAAGGCGCTCAGATCGATTCTAAGAAGGGAGATCCGTTATGGTTGTACAGCTATACCCTCACCAATCTAAGGCCGTAGAGGAGCTCTCAGACGGCAAAGTGTTGGTCGGAGGTGTCGGAACGGGCAAAACCATCACTTCTTTGGTCTACTTCTACACCAAAGTCATGGGTGGAGAGCTCAACAAGCCTGAGACCATCACCAACCCTATGGACCTCTATATTTTCACGACAGCTCGCAAGCGTGATGAGTTGGACTGGCAGAGAGACGCTGCCAAGCTGGCTATGACTCGAGATCGTGAGGCCTCGATTCATGGGATCCAGGTGACTGTGGACTCCTACAACAACATCGCTAAGTACAAAGATAATCAGGGTGCATTCGTGATCCTTGATGAACAGCGCATGGTTGGTACAGGAGCTTGGGTCAAGGCATTCATCAAGATCGCCAAGAGCAATCGCTGGATCATGCTCAGTGCTACACCTGGTGACAAGTGGGAGGACTACATCCCTCTTTTCATCGCCAACGGTTTTGTCAAGAACATCACGGAATTCAGGCGCAACCATATTGTGTACTCGAGCTATACGAAGTACCCGAAGGTGGAGCGTTACCTTGAAGTGGGAAAGCTGATCCGTTGGCGTAACCAGCTCTTGGTAGAGATGCCTTACCAGAGACATACGAAGCGTCACATCAACACTGTCGTCTGTAAGCATGATGTAGAGATCATGAAGCAGGTGATGGAGAAGCGCTGGCATCCTTACGAGAAGCGTCCGTTGAGGGACATGGGTGAGATGTTCGCTCTCATGCGTAGAGTTGCGTACATCCATCCGTCTCGCAAGAAGGCTGTCGTTGACTTGGTGAAGACCAAGCATCCACGGCTGATCATATTCTACAACTTCGATTACGAGTTGGAGATCTTGCGGACACTGAGTGAGGAGCTTCCGGGTTGGCAGATTGCCGAGTGGAATGGACACAAGCATGAGGATGTGCCGACTGGGGAGAAGTGGATCTATCTGGTTCAGTATGTGGCTGGTGCTGAGGCGTGGAACTGTGTCACGACTGACGCGGTTGCGTTCTACTCACAGACATATTCGTATCGGAACTTCGCGCAAGCACAGGGGCGCATCGATAGATTGAATACGCCTTACGTAGATCTTCAGTACTATGTGCTTGTCAGTACGGCGATGATTGACAAGGCTGTCACGAAGGCTTTGAATCACAAACAGAACTTCAATGAGAGCGACTTTGGCAAGTGGGAGAGGTGAGGAATGGAGCGGTTTTGGGTGACCATTTTTGGTGGTCCTGATGCGTGGCTTTACGCGATTGAGAGGATGTTGAAGAATGCCAAATCTGACTGCCAAATCTGCCAAAAACGGTGAAAACTTGAAATCGTTACCAAATCGTTACCAAATTTTGGGGTCATTTGGGCCTTGTGAAGAGAAGGTGGAAACCTGAGAGAATCCTGAGAAAACTTGTGAAAAAACCTTAATACACGGTGAAATTGGGTTAATACACGGTCAGATCTGCCACATCCAAGATTTTTACCCTATAAACTTCTTGAAAAGGAAACTTTAATACACCCCTAAGTAGTATACCGTGTATTAAGGTTAACGTTTTAAAATAGTTTTTCACAAAATCTTGGCAGATTTGGCAAGAGCTAGAAAGGACCCCTAAAATTGGAGATTTGGACACCCCTAAGAGAATTCCCGAATTACGTCATCAATTCGGACGGGATCCTCAAGCAAGTCGACACAGGAACCATCAAGACCAACCGAACGAACAACTATGGCGATCTCATTGTGAATCTCTATCGAGAGGGTCGTCCTTACACTCGTAAGGTGTCTCTTCTGGTCGCAGAAGCATATTTGGGTGAGCCACGTAATGAAGCGTTCAATTCGGTAATCCATCTCAATGGCGATCGATCTGACTGCGCAGCGATCAATCTAGCGTGGCGTCCTAGATGGTTTGTTGTGAACTACAACCACATGTTCGAGAAACCACCGATCAACGTCTCAGTTCGAATCAAACAGACAGGAGAGATATTTGGTACGCTCAGAGAAGCGTGTGTGAAGTACGGCATGGTCGAAGCGGCTGCTTTCTTGTGTGCGCAGGACGGAACATCTGTCTTTCCTACAAACTACATACTGGAAATTCTATGACCGTGTATTAAGTCGCATGTAGAACATGGCCTATAACGGATAGGGCAACCATATTTGGTGCCTTTTAACGTTTCGTCCATGCAATCTGCATTCTACTTTTCGATCTAGGGAGGTCGCTGTGCGTGAGAGTGCTTACCAAGCAGGCCTCATCCGGAAGCTTCGGAAGCTATATCCTGAGGCTATCATCATGAAGAATGATTCCGGTTACACACAAGGCATCCCTGATCTGACGATTCTACATGAAGACCGCTGGGCGACTCTTGAAGTCAAAGCCAAGCAGCCTTCCTCCGAGCAAGCATTTGAGCCGAACCAGGAATGGTACATCGACAAGATGAACACCATGTCATATTCTGCTTGCATCTATCCAGAGAATGAGAAGGATGTACTAGATGGACTTCAACAGGCATTTGCACCTAGAGGGTAAACACGCTTACCTCTCTGCTAGCAAGTACCATTGGATCCGATATTCTGAAGAGAAGCTGATCGACAACTTCCTCAACATGAGGGCTGTTCGTCGTGGCACTGAACTTCACAATCTCGCAAGTGAGCTGATTCGCCTTGGCGTCAAGCTCCCCAACAACAAGCAAACTCTGAATCACTACGTCAACGATGCCATCGGCTATCGCATGACTCCTGAGCAGACACTGGTATATTCTGACAATGCCTTCGGCACTGCAGACGCTATCTCTTTCCGAAAGAACAAGCTTCGGATTCATGACTTGAAGACTGGCGTCACTCCTGCCTCTGTTGAGCAGCTGGAGATCTATGCCGCTTTCTTCTGTCTTGAGTACGGAGTCAAACCTTTCGACATCGAGATGGAGCTACGGATCTACCAGAATGATGAGTGCTTGGTCTTTGATCCAGAACGAGATGACATCATCCACATCATGGATCGAATCATCACCTTCGACAAGCTCATCGACAAAGTCAAACTGGAAACTCCGTAACCTACCAGACCGAATGGAGGCAGTCTCGTGATCGTTGACGAAGAAGATTACTTGGCACATTACGGCATTCTGCGTCGCTCTGGTCGTTACCCTTGGGGTTCGGGCGGAAACGTAGAACAGAACCATCGTTCCTTCTTGGGTATGATCGAAGCTATGAAGGCTGAAGGTCTTACCGAGGCTGAGATCGCTAAAGGTCTGAACGACATCTCTATCAAAGATCTTCGTTCTCTGCAGTCGATTGCTTCGAATGCTGTCAAAGCTTCGAATGTCGCTATGGCTGTTCGTCTTCGTGATGAAGGCAACTCGATGCAGGCAATCGCCGATCGTATGGGTTTGGCCGGAGAATCTTCGGTTCGATCCATGCTCGCGTCAAGTGCGGCTTATAAGGCCAATCAGCTTGACGAAGTAACAGGGATGCTCAAGGAGCAGATCAAGGATGGCGGCTATCTGGATGTTGGCGCTGGTGTTGAACAGTATGCAGGCATGTCTCGTACTCAGTTCGACGTAGCTCTGACTGCTCTTCGTAATGAAGGGTATGACGTCATCAACGTTCAGGTTGATCAGGTTGGTGGTCAGGGCAAGACTCTTAACAAAGTTCTTGTTCCAGAAGGTGTCACCTACAAGGATGTCGTTGCTGACAAAGGGAACATCAAGTCTATCGCTGTAAAGCTCACAGACGATGGACCTGTTGAGGTTCGTCCTCCTGAGTCTTTGGATCTAAAGCGTCTGAAGATCAACTATGACGAAGATGGTGGCACTGCGGCTGACGGAACTATGTATGTTCGTCCTGGTGTTGCTGATCTTGACATGGGTGCTTCTCATTACGCTCAGGTTCGAATTGCTGTGGATGGCACGCACTACCTTAAGGGTATGGCTGTCTACAAGGATGATCTCCCTGCTGGTGTGGATGTTGTGTTCAATACGAACAAGACAAACACTGGCAATCCTAAGGATGCTCTTAAGCCTTTGAAGACTTTGCCTGATGGATCCTTGGACGTGGACAATCCTTTCGGTGCTTCGATCAAGCCTGGCGGACAGCGCGGTAAGCTGAACATTGTGAATGAGGCTGGGGACTGGACTGAGTGGAGTAACTCTACTGCATCTCAGATGTTGTCTAAGCAGGATCGTACTCTGGTGCGTGAACAGCTCGACAAAGTCTCTTCGAGTAAGCGTCAAGAGTTGGATGAGATCCTTTCTCTGACGAACCCTGCAGTTAAGCAGAAGCTTCTGCAGTCTTACTCGGATGATGTGGATGCTGCAGCTGTACACCTTAAGGGTGCGGCTATGCCTAGGCAGGCTACGAAGGTAATCCTTCCTGTGAACCAGATGAAGGATACTGAGATCTATGCGCCCACCTTTAAGAACGGTGAGCGTGTAGCTTTGGTTCGCTATCCTCATGGTGGTACCTTTGAGATCCCTGAGCTTACGGTCAACAACAAGAACCCTTCTGCGAAGAAGCTTCTTGGTAATGCTGTCGATGCTGTGGGTATCAACTCAAAGGTAGCTGAGCGTCTGTCTGGTGCAGACTTCGATGGCGACTCTGTGGTTGTGATTCCTAACAACAGTGGGAAGATCAAGAGTACTCCTGCTCTCGATGGTCTTAAGGGCTTTGATCCTAAGAGACAGTATCCTGCTTACGAAGGCATGAAGCCTATGACATCTAGGCAGACTCAGTTGGAGATGGGTAATGTGTCCAACCTCATTACTGACATGACCATCAAGGGTGCGAACACTTCGGAGATAGCTAGGGCTGTTCGGCATTCTATGGTTGTGATTGATGCTGAGAAGCATAAGCTCAACTACAAACAGTCTGCCATCGACAATGGGATCCCTCAGCTCAAAGAGAAGTATCAGGGTAGTGCTAAGTCTGGCGCATCTACTCTTGTGTCTCGCAGTACTTCGGAGCAGCGGGTAGCTAAGCGTCAGATGGGGTACAGGATTGACCCTGCCACTGGCGAGAAGATCTACAAGGAAACTGGTGAGGGGTACACCAAGCGCAGGACTCTGAAGACCGTTGACCCTAAGACAGGGAAGAAGGTTGATGTAGTTGATCCTGTTACTGGTAAGAAGGTCTATGATCCTTCTGATGAAGGTAAGTGGGTAGCTAAGACTTCGAACTCTACCAAGGGTGCGGAAGCTAAGGATGCACACTCTCTGTCTTCGGGTACGGCTGTTGAGAAGATCTATGCCGATCATTCGAACAGGCTTAAGGCTATGGGTAATGAGGCGCGTAAGGAACTGGTAGCTACTAAGCCTACTCCTTACTCACAATCAGCCAAGCGGGTGTACGCCAAGGAGGTAGATAGCTTGAATGCAAAGCTTAATGTTGCACTCAAGAATGCTCCTCGAGAACGGCAAGCCCAAGTCATAGCCAATGCTGTGGTACGCCAGAAGCGTGATGCCAATCCCGACATGCAGAGTGATGAGCTGAGAAAGGTTTCTGCTAAAGCCTTAGCCACTGCACGTACCAGAACTGGAGCGAACAAGGACCTAGTCGACATCACTCCACGAGAGTGGGAGGCTATCCAATCAGGTGCTGTGAGCAACCACAAGTTGACACAGATCCTGAACAACGCTGACGTACAGAAGGTCAAGAAGCTAGCCACACCAAGAGAGAATCCTGTGATGACTACTGCTAAGCAGCAGCGTGCCAGGAATCTGTTGGATAGTGGACGTACTCCATCTGAGGTAGCAGCTATCCTTGGTGTGCCGGTGTCCACCCTCACATCGAGCATGAAGTAGGAGAAGCTGATGGAAGAGTACATGCTATCGACATCAGACAATCCATTCAATCCATTCACTGAGTGGGATCAATGGTTTGCTTTCGATGCAAGAGCCGGGTACCATACCCCTGCCTACCTGGCTAGGGTGGTGAGGTCATCAAGTGAATTGTCAGAGAGCGATCAAACTGTTGCATTAAATGATGGAATAGATGAGATCCTCCAGTTCAACCTCACGGGTAATTACATCAAGGTCGCACACCCCCAGTCTGATCTTTGAAAAATTACCCCCCACCCTAAAAAAGTGACCCCCTCCCACATCTAACGGCACTCGCTGAGATCAAGTAGGTTTCTTGGTTTCTCGAAAAGTCTTAGATGTGGGAGGGATTCCACTTTTGGTATGGGGGGGAGGGGGTCGCAGAAGGGTACCCCCCTATGCATCGCCGCTCT